TGTTTGCAGATTTAAAAATGATTCGTACCTTTGCACCGCTTTCAACGGAAAGCACTTCTGATAAAGGAGTTTTGGAGAGGTGGCAGAGTGGTCGATTGCGGCGGTCTTGAAAACCGTTGTACCGCGAGGTACCCGGGGTTCGAATCCCTGTCTCTCCGCAATAAACCTTGAAAATCAAGGTTTTATGAAATAGGTACACGGATTTGTACACGAAAGCCCCAATCTTGGGGCTTTTTTCATATCCATACGTTACGAGTAAGCACTCCGACATAAAAGAAGCCCGGCAAAACCGGGCTTCAACATTGTACCCGGCGCAACTCCGGGCTTTCGCAACAATGTGGGTGCAAAATTAGCAAAAAATCAAAGGATTTTCAAAATACCCGAAAGAATCTTTTTAATCCAATTGATAATCGGCACACGTTTGAGGTAAAGCAATACCGCCACACCAATTAAAGCAATATAAAAGATGTACCGCCATCGGTACGGGTCGGGGGTCGGTTCCTGCTGCTTTTCCGTGTTTGTTTCATTCTTCAACACGGTGGCGGCATTTTCAGATTCTTTGCTTTCGCTTAATTCCTTGCTTTCCCCCTTTTGCTCAACATCAGTTTCAATCACCGTTTGTTTTATGGACTTGACCACGCCTTGCACCTTACCGATATTGTCCAAATCAACACTTGCCGTTGGCTTGGTTGTCGGTTGTGGTTCTGTTGGCTTTGGTTCGTCTGCAACCTTTTTACCCGAATCCTTGGCAAGTTCGCCTTGCGGATGCTCGATTGTGGTTGGCGGGTAAAACTCAATTTCGGTGATTGTAACTTTCCCATGTTCCGTCCGGGTCGTGTCCACAACTTTTTCGGTCTGCTCTGTTACTTCCTTGACAACTGCCGTGCTGTCAAGTTGCGATTCCTTGGCTTTTGTCGCCTTTCGTGTCGCGCTGCATGAAGCAAGCAACACAAGCCCCAAAACAAATGCTAAAACATTTTTCATACATCAAATGCTTTTAATGTCATTCAATCGGTTTAACCAACCTTTCAAGAAACGCTTGTTGGTATGCTTCATCAACTCTTTTTCGGTCGCCTTGCGCCCGATTTTCTTTTCATACTTGGCAATGCTTGTCCGGGTAATGTCATTAAAGAAATCAACACGGGCTTTGAATATTGCTTCAAATAATTGGTCGGGGTCTGCAAAGTTCACCGCTGACAATGTTTTATCCCCAACAATACCATCAGCTTTTACACCAAGCAATCTTTGAGGAATGACAATACCATTTTTGCCTGAACCCCAAATCCAATCAACCAAGATATTTGCAACCTTTTGTGATTGTATTTGGTCGGCTTTCCACCTATCCCAATAATGTGGTTTCAATACACGGTTCTTCACATCCAAATCTGTAAGCAATTTCAAGTCCTTAACATCAATGTCCTTGTCGCCGTCCTTGTCATATCCTACATTTCGCCAAGTCGCGATTGTAACACCTTTGTTTGTTGCGCCCCCTGCATCTGCCGGGTCATTCACAAAACCGCCCTCCCATTTCAGGATGAACGGCAATAATATATCAATGTTTGCCATCTACCTTAGATAATAATGTTGCTATTTGAATACCACTACAACGTATGTTCTTTCCTACAAGCTGCTTATCCATGCTTTTTTCACCGCAAAAAGAGAATCCTAATATGCCAATCGGCTTTTCACCGTCAAACAAAGTGAGCAATGCGACTTCGCTTATATTGTTAGACTTCATCTTATAATATAGCCGTTCATCAACTTCTTTCACTTTCTCAATGTCACCATAAAAGAATCCATCTTCTAACACCTTAACAATCAACTTGTATTTTGACAAGCTGAAATCGGAATAATCTTCATCAACATTCATAATACCATCCCGGACTTCTTCGATTCTCATTGAGCCGAACAAGAACGGCAACCCGGTTGCAAGGTTTTTACTGCCATTATGAAATTCGATAAGCCAAGTTCTGTCGGCATTTGCCGTGAATATTGCCTTTGACAAAATCCGCCGAATCTGTGAATCCACTTCCAACCTTGAAGATACCAACTTGTCGTGCTGCTCTGTCTGTATATTAGTAACACGTTCAATCAAGTACTTGGGATTCAATGCGAAGAAAACGACATAACCAGCCACAAGCAAGATAAACAAGCCTTTCAGGATGGAAAAGAATCCGTATTTCTTTTGCAGATTGAGCAACTTTTGAAGCCACCCAATCCCTTTGTCCAACTGTTCCATAATCAAGTGAATTGAAAACATTTCCCGACCTTGACAATCGTTGTGTCCATTGGGTACAATTGCAACGGTGGCAAGCCTTGTTCACTCCTTTTCTTGTTCACAACGGGCAAGTTGCTTTCGGCTTTCTGAATTGCCGAAATCAAAATGTCCGACCCGGTAAAACAAGAACGTCTTTCCCCAACGGGTGTCCCGTCGGGGTTCTTTGTGTAGCAATCACCGTCTTTGTCGGATGATTCATTGAAAGTCGCAAGCACCACTTGCATTTGCATTCTCAACCCGGACGCATTCTTTCCCGGATATTTGGTTGGCTGAATGATTGTCTTTTCAATCAGGATTCGGCGACCGAATAAATCTTCAATTTCGATTCCTTTGCCAATCACCACGTCCGATTCAATCCCAAGTTCACAAAATTTTGCCATTGGTCTTTAATGTTTAATTTTACAATGTGTTTAACAATAATGCGTTCAAATCTTCCGTAAACTGCAAGTATTCCTTGTATTCGGCAACCGCATTATCATTGACTGAAACGCCAAGGATATGTTTGTTGTAAGAGTTTACAAGGTCAAATTCTGCCGTTTCGTCAAGAACGGAACGAATGATTACCCTTTTTAAGTTCGCCTTTGTCGGCTTGTCGAATGTGCGCACTTCGTAACACTTCCAACCAACTTGAACTTCTTTTTCCTTACCTTCAGGAATACCCGTTTCGGGTTCAATGTTGAAACGGAACAAGAAAGAACCGTCGTTGTCCTTTTCCAAGACGGTGGGTTTGCCATGCTCCATGTCATAATGGGCATTTGCTTCGATTGAATTTAATTTCATACGGGAATGTTTTTGAAAGTTTATTCATTAAATTGATTGAATTACAGTATTTACACCATCCCCACCAACTGCATATCTGTTGTTTGTACACCTCTTTTGTCGGGGCAATCTTGCGTTTGTTCAACTTTGCCACCCGGCGACAAAGTTTCTGCTTGATTGATTTCCGCAAAACGGTGTGAGAATGGTAAAATACATAGCCCAAGAAGTCAATTCCCCTTGAATCAACGGGAAAGACTTGGTAATTGCGTTTGACTTTAAGTTTCAAGCCACGCAAGTAAGCCCGGATTTCGTGCAACAATCCGTGCAAAATATCCTTGTTGTGTGCAAGAATAACAATATCATCGGCATAACGCCAATAATACTTCACCTTCTTTTCCTCTTTCAACCAATGGTCGAAATATGCCAAGAAAAGGTTGGCAAAGTATTGGGAAAGATAATTGCCTATTGGCACACCCTCAACGGAATCTATAATTTCATCAAGCAATGCCAAAAGGCGGTTATCTTTTATTTTGCGCCTGACCACCTGTTTCAATAACTCATGGTCAATGGATGGGTAAAACTTGCGGACATCTATTTTAAGACAATACCTTGTTCCGTCCGGGTCTTGCTTCAATGCGTGCCTTAAATCCTTGGCACATTTATGGATTCCACGATTCTTGATACAAGAATAAGTGTTCTTGTTGAACAATGATACCCAAATAGGTTCAAGTAAGTTCATTATCGCATGGTGCAAGATTCGGTCGGGATAATAGGGCAACCGATAAATAAGACGTTCCTTGGGTTCATAAATTGTAAATATGTGATATTTCGATGTTTTGAATGTGCCATTTTTCAAACTTTCGTGCAAAGTAAGCAAATTGGCTTCACGGTTTTTGTCGTGAACCATGACACCATAAGAATGCACCTTGCCTTTCCTTGCTTTTTCATCAGCAAGTCGCAAGTTGTCAAGTGCAATTATTCGTTCAAATAGATTTCCAATTCGCTTCATGTTTTACTATAACATAAATTTGCTTGTATATTAGGATTCTTCGGGCATATCCCTACCAAAACCGTTTTACTAATTTTATTTTTTGCCGTTGAATTTCTCCAACTCATTCAACCCCGGTTGGGTTGTTTTTGTGGCAAGGTTTCCGATATGCAACTATATTTTTACAAGCATAGCTGAGAACCGATATTCGCATTCGCATTCGTAGCCGTATTATTCGTATTCGCATACACGAACCCTGCATTCGCACCATTATTCGCATTACCGCTGAACAAAACGCCACGACATCGGACAACCTTTATTTCTTCATTTAACATCAAAATTCATCTTGCAATCGGGGTTCATGCTGCCGCTTCGATTTGCGGATAAAAGCAAAGCCGAGAACCGATACTCGCATTCGCACTCGTAGCCGCACTACTCGTATTCGCAGACACGAACCCCGCAGCCGCACCATTATTCGCAATACCGCCGAACAAAACGCCACGTTCAGAAACCCCACTTCCGGGAATATTTGTATAAAAGTAGTCACAAAAATAGGTCGTAGAACCTGCACCAACTTCAAGGGGCATAATCTCGCCATCTTCACCAAGGATAAGTTTCTTTACATAACCCTCTTTTCGTGGCAAATTCCCGCGTAACTCATAATTGGCTACACCTGAACTTGTGAAATTAACCGGGTCGTCGCAAACATAAAATTCAGATAATCCACCGTCGGCTTCCGATTGAATCAGACATTTACAACCGTCCGTCCATTTCCACAAATGCCCAAAAAGATTTTCAACGCCTCGATAAGATGGAACATTCACTTTGAATGGAACTGCATCATATTCCGTTGGCATTGTATATTCAACAACCCCTGTGTGATTGCCAAGGCTGTTTGTTGTACCACAAGGAATCACCGGGTAATATCCATTAAAACTGCTCCACTTCGTGCTATTCAATGTTGTAACACCCGCACTTAATCCACCTTGGTGATAACCACTTTCATCAAGTTCGGCATTAAACGCATCTTGTGAATTGAATGTGCAATATTCAACGGCAAACAACCACCACAACTTGCGGTGCGTATGATATAAGTTACAATTCCATTCGGTTGTACCACGCTTGCGGGCATACGCACGGAAATTAGTTAATGATATTGCCGTTGCGGGCATACCAAGTTGTGTCTTGGCTGTTCCATCACGTGAAGCATCATTATTTCCACCGCGGTAATCCGCATCCATAGAACAAACAGCGGCAAGTTTACTTGTTGAGCGTTGCACGGTCGCTTCCACGGCTGAAACATAGTCTTTGCGCCAAAGATGAAAACCGGGCAATGGTTGTGTTGATTGTAAATGCCGACATTTGTTGCCGTCCATTTCAAAACGTACATACATATTAGGTAGTTCAACCATATATTGTCCGTCCTTGCCCGTCAAATCTGCCGCCGCGCCGTTATCACGTTTGGTTGAATCATTTGCGTGCAAATAATAATTTACCTTGCCATCATCTTTCAAGATGCAACGGCGCATCAATGATTGCAACGGCAATTCCTTATGCAATTCCATCTTGCCTATCCGTGTCGGCTTTGGATTTGAAACGGTAATGTCCCATTCAATGCCGTAATAATAATCATAGGCGAATTGTGGCTTCGTGCCACCTACTCCGATAAGTAAACCCATATCAATAGCCCCATTTTAAGTTAATACCTGACAATGAAGTTTGCTTCACCGTCTTTACAATTTCGGGATTCCAACCGCATTCAAATTGCGTTTCTATGAAATCGCCATCACTCATCCCGGCAAGCTGCACCGATAACAACACGGGCTGCGTGCCGTCATTTTTGATGTTGAAACTTTGACCGTCCGGCAATGAAAAGTTCTTCTTTGTCAATTGGTCAATGATTCCCATCTTTCCTATTTGGGCGGAAACGTGTTCGCCACTTCTTGTTTCATTCATAATTGAAAAGTTTGAATACAAAATTAAATCATTAATATATTACTATAACACAAAGTGGATAAGTCAAGAATAACTTTCGCCCAACAAGGATTCAAGGCGGTTGATTTCATCCCGTATGGATTGCCTTTCGGTGTGCAATTCTTGTATGTCATAAGGCAATGCCTTACCCACCAACGAACATTCATAACACTTCGTAACCCTGTAATCAGATTCCGAAAGTTGTTGCTTCAATTCGTTTATTTGTGTCTTTATGGCTTCGGGGTCGGTCTTGATTTCCCAAAACTGAACCACCTTGCCATCAATTATCTTGAATGAATCAACCGCAATTTGCCCGGATTTTACTTGCGGTTGTTCACTTGTGACAAAATCAAGAAACCCGGATTCCCTTAATTCTGTCATTCTTGAACCATTGCTTGGTGAACAAAACACCACGTCAACCATTCCATTATCTTGTATTTTTGCTAATTCCATAAATCACGTTCTATATTGGACAATGTGATAATCTGCACCATAAGCACGTAAAACCAAACTGTCACCACGTGCCATGTCAAGATACCCATAACCACCGCCCGGTCTGTTTGCATTATTATCAATTATAAATCCACCATCAACGCCACTTACCTTAATTCTATTGTTATTTCCAAGATAGCCAATTTGTATATGCAGTAAAAAGGTTCTGTTACCCCCCATCTCATTCCAAATCGGTGCAAGTTTCGGTAAACGCACATTTCTATATGATGCACCTATTGAAGTGAACATGAAAGAATGGGTCATATAAATGTATGATTCTATTGCATCGGTATATGCTTCACCGATATATCCATTTTCAAAGACGGCAAGTTTCCCATTTATCAATTGATTTCCAAAAACTGCAAGTGCCTTTGGCTTGTACCATGCTTCATTGTTTTCACTGTAACCATCCCTATGTATTTCAACGGTCGTACCCATGCCACCCGACAATTCAAATAAAGCATTGTATGGATAACCTAAAGAACTTAAACAACCTACAAGGGTGCGTTGACTACCATTATAAAAGCGAATAAAGTTGTTCAATAATGCAAGCCCACGTGTTGTGTCTTGTTCAGATGATGAACCATAACCGATTTGTCCTTGTTGGATTCGGAAACCACCTATATACCCGGATATTGCATTTATGACACCCTCAACCGTTGCTTTGGTCATAACAACCGAACCATCTTGCATCACACGGTAAGGCGCGGTTGCCCTGTTTTCAAAAGAAGCTCCAGCCCAAAAACGAATAGAGTTTGCCGCCGTTCCTTGCCCTGTCATACCCGCAAGGATGCTTTTATTGTCACCTGCAACTTGAATCGTGCCTGACGTAACCAAACCGCCGTCAATCACGGTTTTTGTATTGTCATAATCAACAGCAACAACCCAATCATTAACATTATAGGATTGTCCTTGGGTCTTTTTAGTCTGACAACGGCGCAAATCTTTACCATTCACCCATAAATCGCCTATATCATAAGGTGGGTAAGGGGTGGACACAAATACACGTCTTTTGCCGTCTGCCGTATCTTGTGCATTGTTGGCGGCTTCGTATGCGTCAATTGCTTTTTGGTCTTCAATGTTCACCCAAGAATAAGAACTTGAATAACGCTTCAATTTCTTTTGTGTTGAGTGATACCACATATCACCAACGTGTTTTGCTTTCATTGCCGTTGTTGTCCAACTTGAAGCCGGGTCGGTTGTCTGAAACCATGTTTCAATCTTTCCGTCAATCTGATTGGTTAAATCGATAATGGCATTGTTGTATGTGCCATTGATAAACTTGTTCAATTCGGTGTTGTCCGTGTACTTGCTTGCCTTTTCCCAATCGCTTGACGTGTAAGAACCCGTTGCCCGTGAAGTCTTACAACGCATAATATCACCGCTGCCGCCTTGAACCCATAAATCACCTACTTCATAAGGGGTGTAAGGTATGGATGTGAAAATTCTTCGTTTTGTTTTTGCAAGTGCAAGTGCATCATTTGCAAGTGCAAGTGCTTGTGCAACTTCTGAATCTTGAAGAACTTGCCAAGAATAAACCGAACCGTTCTTTATAAATCGGAATACTTTACCGCTTTCCGTATTATAAAACAAGTCGCCCAAATGATTTTCTTTCATTTGGTTGGTTGTCCAATCCTTTGCCGGGGCATTGGTCAATGTAGGGTCGTAGGTTTCAAAGAATTGTTCAATCTGCCCATCCAATTGTGATTGGATTTCCGAAAGAATGCCGGGCAATGTATTGTTGATGAAATCTTTGTTTTCCAATGATTCTTTTCCTAATTCTTCAAGGGTCTTTTCTTGCCCGTTGGAAGAAAACACAATCCGCCCGCCAATTTCGGAATTGTCCAAATCAAAATAGGTTGTGCCGTCTGCCGATTCAATACGCCCGGTTTTGATGAAGCGACCGTTCACCATTGTAAAACCATACGTCAAAGCCAAAGAACGAACATTCAATTCTTGGTCAATACTTGATAACGTACCGACCAAGAAATGATAATAATTCACATCATCTTCAACCTTGATTTGGCTTGTGGTGAATATGAATACCCCGGCATTACCGTTCCTTTCACACTTTGCATAAAGATAATATGCACTGTTGTTCCCGGTCAATGTCGTTTGACCGTCTGCCATTACCCATGACACCGCCGATTCTTCTTTGATAGTGTAGTGGGTCAAAACACCGCCTTGCCACTTCACCAATTTTGGATTGCCATTGTAATTCGGTTGAAATACCGTGTTAATCAATCCGAATTGCATTGATTTTGCACCTACCGATAAGGCAAGGGTATCAATTGAACCCGGCTTTATCTTGTCGGTATAATAATCGCCATCAGGGTCAAATACCATGTTCAACACTTCACGGCTTGACCGCCAATTTGCACGGGCGCGGGTGGGGTCTTTCAGGCTGTTAATGGTAACAATCTTGTCAAGTTCCACCAAGTCTGAAATCACGCGGTTGGTAATAGTTGCGTTGGTTGTAATGTCCGAAATGGTCAATGTGTAATCGTAGGGGTCAAGGATATTGCGCACAAAGGATTTTATGCGAATAGCCTTGTCCACGTCAATATCGGCATCAACAACGTGCAAGAAATCACCGGGGGCAAAGAAATTCGTTACCGAATCATTTGTTCCCACCAGCTTTTCCAAGAAAGCCTTGGTAACGCTCAATCCATATTGGACTTTGGGTTGGCAATTTTGGTCGTAATACTTGTTTCCGACTTCCGCCAATTTCGCTTCGGCTTCCGCTTCAATATCACTTGGATAAGCGACATCAAGAATCTTGTATTCGTTGCCCACTCCGAATTGGAATGCCATTGAAGTTTCAGACGGGAACACATCGCCCCGGTCGTCAGTTGTCTTTAACAACGTGAACTTGTGCGTTGCATGGTCGTAACTCTTTACCTCGAAATCATATCCGGCAAGATTGCCCGTGTTGAAATGAATCTTTGCCGAAACACCATTGATAAGATACAATGTTTCACCGCTTGCATTGGTCGCGTTCAAGTCAAACGGAAACTTCTTGTCTATGAAGCTGAATGTATCAACCACAGATTCAACCGAACCCATGAATGTGGGTTTGACATCATCAAAATTCTTTCGTCCCTCAAAGACACCGTATTTGGCTACCATTTCGGGCTTCTCAATGTATGATTGCCCCTTGGTCTTACCCGGTAAACAAAGGCGGTCAGCGCGATATTTTGAAGTAATGTTTTCGGTTGAACCATACACTTTCAACCGGGTAACAATGTTTGATGAAGAAACATTTTCCCGGTGCAAGTCATACAAGCCGCGTCCTTTGCCATACTCGAAAGTAAAAGGCAATGTTTGCCCGACACGTTCATAAAGATTGACCGTGTAAACCCCATTGGATTGCACAATTTCAAATTCAACATTGAAGTTGGATTGTCCGCAAAGATTCTGCAATACCGACAAACAGTTATCAGATTCACCGAAAGTCAAGGTCTTGTCGCCAATGGTATCAGGACAAGTCCCCAATTTCCATTTACCCGGAAACACACGGTTTGCATTGGCAATAAGAACCGTCATAAAGCGGTGCAAATTACCCGTCAATGTGTCGCCTTGCACATCCTGCAATTCATTGGTGGTGGTGTCAACGGTCAAGTCGTATGTAATGCGGAATAAGTCATATTGCACACCCTCGAATTGCAAGGTATATTGAAATTGGTGCATTCCTGTTTTCTTGACCGACGGCAAGCGGTTCAACTTATAATCACGTCCAAACACGGTGATTTTATCGCCAATGTTATACGTTTGAGGAAAAGGCGATTCAATGGTAATGTCCACCGTATCTTCCGCATTCAAGCCCCAATTCTGTTTTGCCGACGTTATCCCGGTCGCCGTGCGCCGATTCTGCATTGGCACACGGTTTCCGTTAGGCTGTGTAATGATTATATTCGCTCCCATACAATAATAGCATTTGTTTCAAATGAAGAAATTTCATCAATGCACCCGGTTACGACCGGGAAATAATCTCCATTGACATCATAGTTGTGTGTAATCTTGACGGCATCACCGCTTATGTCATAATCAACTGAACCATCCCCCCAATAGATGTTCACATATTTGGTACTTGTCAAAGTTATTGTGCAAGTCTTGGTTGATTCATTCACACGTATATGCTTCAACACTCGTTTCACGGGTTCGGGTTCAATCAACTTCAACTTGAATGTGCCAACCATAAGTTCATCGCTCCATTCCTTTGATATTTCAATGGCATCTTTACAATACACTTCATAAATCAAAGGTTTCACGGGGTGAACGTCAATGACAAGGCGGTTTGTTCCTTTCTTGTCAAACTGCTCCTCAAAAGTGGTAATCTTCTTGATAAAGTCCATCTTGGATTCAGCTTTGACAAAGCAAGACAATGTGATTTCCCTTGATTCATAGAACTTGTGTGATAAATCAACGCTTTCACCGTGGTAATTGTCCCAATTCAATGTTGCGGGGGCTTTCATCTTCGGGCGGTTCATTACACCGTCCGAACCTGACACATATACGCCATATTCCTTGAAGTTCACACCATCCAACAAATAGGCTTGTTGTTTACTTGTGGACAATTCATTGATAAGTTCGTTTTGCGACAAAGCAACATTGTAAATCTTGACATCATCAAGCAAACCAAAACCATATTCACCACCATAATAGTCTTGGCACAATGATAAGCCAAGCAAAGTTCCTGATTTGGTCAAGGTCTTTACCAATGATGAATTGACATAAAAATTGAATGATGCTCCACGTCTTGTTATTGCAAATGAATACCAAGAACCGGGGGTTGTCTCAATAGGAATTTCAATGAAATTTTCAAGTCCCGAAAAATTAAGCAACCAAATCATCTTTTGAGGTGAACCACATTCAATTTCCCGACCTTGCACCCACATCATAATTGAGAAATCAACATTCATGGTGGGTAACACTGATTTGGACACATCGCAAGTGTCAGACCCGCCAAACGAAATTGCATTGCCGTTCTTTCCGGCAACGAATGTTGCACCGTTCACAACTCCGTCTGCACGGGTTTGACTATAATCAAAAGCAACCAAAGAACCATTGCTTTCGTCAAAAGGCATTTGGAGAATAATATTATTCGCATCCATATTCAATAAGTCTTTTTATATTTTTCCCGGATTTTTATAACGGCATCATTTGTTGAATACCTGTTTACTGAACCGCCATGATGGTTCACACAAACCTTTGCCCGGTCGCTTGCATAAACACTTATAACGGCATCATCATAAATATCTATCATTACAAAGGCATTGTCTTTGGCAACCACATTCAATTCTGAATTATGTTTGACGAAGATTTCACAAACTTCATATCCTTTTACTTCAATGCGTCCGCAAGTCTTTCCCAAACACACGCATTTGGGCATATTTTCAACTTTTATATCATCATCAAGGAAAACCCCTTGTTTCTCCATAACTCCTTTAAAATGCTCCCTTATGAAGTCGTTTTGGGGGTAATCATTGGCAAGGCAAAAATCAATGCCTTTCAAGTACATTTCCACCATTGCTTCTTTGTTTTGCAAATTCTGCAACTCATTATGCCAAGGTGTACATATTCCTTTGGCTTTTGCTTGCCGGGCAAGTTCTTTTGATAGTTTCATATATTACTTGTTTTATAGTGAAACACTTTCATTTATGATAAACCTTGCGACCTCAAAGAATCACCCGTTGAATTGCGTTCAAGTATGGTGATAATTCTTTCGATTCTTGCCAAATAACGGTTGTATGCCGTGTTTTGGGCAATGGTGTTCAAGGCTTGCAATGATTGACGTAAAATTGCCGTTGATTCAAGTTGGTTGATACGGATTGCATTCATTTGTCCGGCAACAATACTTGCGGTTTCTTCTGAAACGCCCTTGACTGCTCCCGTCAATGAATCATCCGTTTCTTCAACATTCAAATCCTTAAACAAATCCTTGTAAATGCCCAAGGCTTGTTCATAATTGTTGGCGGCTGCTTGCACCTTGGCTTTGAATGCTGCAATTTCATCATCCGTCAAACCGTCAAAGATAAAATCATCACCATTCCACCAACCCATTGAATTTTCCAATTGGTCAAGTGCGCCTTGAAGCTGCTGTTCCAAGAATTTCTTTTTCAATTGGTTCACAATTAAGTTTTGTAAAACCTGATTCACGGTTTCTTCAAAAGCCTTAGCCGAATCTTCACCAGCCTTGAAAGCGGTTGCCAAGTTATCCGCCAATTGGGTTGCAAAGTCTTTTGCGTTGGTTTGTAACAAGTCATTTGAAATCTCATCGTACATATCCGCAATTTGGCGTTCCAATTCGGCATATTGTTCCTTAAATTCATCAACCCTGCCCCAATCCGTCTTTTTCTTTGAAATTTCGGCTTCCCAAGATTGGCGCAAATGTTCTTGTTGCTCTTTCATGTTGCGAATTGCGGCTTGTTGGTTTTTGTACACTTCACCGCCCAATGCCTTATCAATCGCCCAAGAAAGTTGCGTATAAGCCTTTTCAAGTTTGGAAATGGCTTCTTGGTGCTTCCTGATTTGCTTTTCTGCTTTTCTGTCTTTGAAGTTAAACAAGTCAAATGCAGACGATAATATACCGATTGAGCCTTGAATGATAGACAAAGGGTTGCCCGTTGCGATACCTGTTGCAATCTGGCTTGCCCCATCTATAATTCCGCCAATATCATTCATTATCGCTTGGGTTTCTTCGTCCATTGTAATGCCCATCTTTCCCATCCCGGACGTTACGGCATCAAGCGTGCCGCCTACAAGGTCAATTGCACCACTTGCACTTTCAAACATATTGGTCAAAGCCTTTTTCTTGCTCTCATCATCCGCCGCTTTCCCATAGTCCTTGATTGATGAAATAAGTGCTTTAAATGGGTTGCGCTCCTGAATTTCATCTTTCATTTTCCCGATTTTGTCTTTCAATGTTTCAAGGTCTTTCGGGTCAAACTCAATTCCAAGGTATGCACCATCAAGATTATTGATTTTATCAATCAATTCTTGAAGTTTCCGTGTACTTATTTCGTCAAGGTCGCCAAACATCAATTCCCAATCCGGGTGTGCCTGTAACTCGTCAAGGGCAAATTTAGAAAGGGCTTCTGCTTGTGCCTTGTTCAAGGCTTCTACCATTTCAGAATTGCCTACCGCTTGCGCGGCTTTGCGCTTTTCCTCATATTCATCAATGATTGCTTGTTTCTTCTGCTCAAACGTGCCATATTCTGACAACATCGCATCATAATCAATTCCACCAATACCGTTCACATCATTGGTGTATTTGTTTTTGCGGTTCTGTATTGCCGCATCTATTTGGGTACGTTCCGCATCCGTGGTGGCTTGTTCTCTTTGTCGTATAAGCAAGGCGACATCATTGTTGAATTGTTCTTCAAGACGGCGTTTTTGTTCAACGTATGAAGCATATTCAACCAACAATGCTTCAGTTTCCTCTTTCAATTGCTCTTGCGTGTTCTTTTCGGCTTCATCAAGGGATTCGGCTTTTGCATTGTCCACTTCCGTTCCATCATTCGCCAATTCCTTGCGTTTTTGCTCAATGATTTTGAGCATTTCAAGAACGGTGCTTGCATTGGTCAATTGTTCATTCAATTCTGTATTGAACGCTTCCAAAACCGTTGCTTTCGTTTCTTCTGCAATGGCATCATTGAGTTGCCGCAATTGCTTGTTTTGCGACTTGGTTCGATTGGCAACATCAACCGCCAAAATTTGGTCGCGTTGATTTTTCAAATAGTCAATATATGTCGCCCCCTCTGCAAGCAACTTTTCAAACTCCTTGTGTGCTGATTGAACCAATATGGCATCACCCGAATTGACCCACTTATTGAATCGTTGATATTCGGTTTTATACTTGTTCAATTTTTCCAAGAATGGGTCTTTATTGGTTTGGCTTCCATCCTTGTTCGTTTTCTTGCCTGTAATTGCATCGGCTTTTTTCTGCAACTCCTGAATATCTTTCAAGGACTTTTTGTAATCATCATTATTGGTAAGGCGTTTCAAGGCTTCTTGTTTCACTTGAATGGCTTGTTCAATAGCCCCCAATGTTCCATCCGCATACGTTTGTGAAGCATCAATTCCGGCTTGTTTCATCAAATTGAAGCCGTTGGATTCTGCTTTGGCTGCATCGGTAAATCCTTGGGTGATTTCTGTGCGCAATGCTTCAATACTTGCTTTTACCTTTGCCTTTTCTTCATTAGGAACAACATAAGTTTCTGTTGTCCAATATGCGCCCATTCCTGCCCCATGTTTAATTGAACGCGTTTTGGTTACATTATCCGGCATCGCATTGTATGCTTGTTCCTTTTCCATCAAAGTTTTCACCTTTTCTTGGGCTTGTTGAACAAGAATCATTGCTTTGGCTTTTTCAATTTGAGCATTGATGAATGCTTGCTTATTATTGATAAGTAGATTTTCGGCATCTGTAACCCCATTGATTGATACCCCCAAATCATCAAAAGCCTTTTTGTTGGCTTCAACAAACTTTTTCTTGGCTTCCATATCATCACCAAGGGCATTCCATTTTACCGATAATTCTTCAATTGATGCAATAGGCTTGTAAGCATTTTCCGCAACGGATTTATACCATTCTTCTTGTGCTTTCTTGGCTTCATTCGCTTTACCGACAAAGTGGGAAACAAGTGCTATCAATGCCGAAATTCCTGCAAGAATCCAACCGAATACCGGGATTGACTTAATCGCCGCACCGACCATTCGGAATGCTCCTGCAAGACCTATGTTTGCAACCGTTCCAACGGTTGCCGCTGCTGCTTGCGCTCCCGTTGCAGCGGTGTTTGCCCCTTGCGCCACCGTATTTGCTCCTTGGGCGGTTGTATTTGCTTGGGTCGCTGCCGTGTGTGCGGATTCTGCCGCCGTACTTGCAATGGTCGCGGTTGTATCTGCTACCGTTGCGGCGGTTGATGCAACTTGTTCACCACGCCCGATTGCCAACAACTTGTTCCACCACTCTTTCAAGCCGTTAATGGTTACAAGTTGAAAAGCCGAATCCTTGTTCAAAGCCTGTGCGACCTGTTGCAACCCGATTGTAATTGACATCAAGGATTGGACTTTGAGCATTATTTTTTGCAAGTTCTCATTTTCACCTGCAAATAATGCCACCGCGCCTTGTGCTGCTGTAAACCCACCGATAACACCGCTTAACCCGGTAATCATGCCTTGAAATTGGGCTTCATCATTTGCAAGAACGCTTCCTTGTGCTTGAATATCCCCTTGAATATCCATCAAACGCCCAAGTTCTTCTTCCAATTCTTTATAAGCGACACTTTGTTCATCTACACCATCGGCAATCAATGACGCCATTTCTTCTTTTAGGTCACGAATACGGGTGCGCAAAGAAACATGGGATTGTGCCGTTTTATCTGCTTGCTTGGCTACTTCTTCCAACTTGCCCGCTTCATCTTCAAGGGCATCCGATTGTTCACGCAATTCATTCAAAAGTTGCTGACGAACCGTAATTTCACCTTTGATTGCACTTGCCCGGTCTTTCAATACCCGGTAATCATCATCATGCCCGGACATGAAAGCATCACTCGCGGCTTTACTTAAACGGTCGTATTCTTCACTTAGACTTGCAATTTCCCTTTCATGTTCTTCACAAGCTGCGCCGATTTGCCCCAAGGTGGTACGGATTTGGTCAAACGACATCGCACACCGTACATTGGTTGATTGTAAGTTGTTCAATTCAACCGTCAATGCGGTAAGGGCTTTCTTTTCCGCATTAAGTTCTTGCTTTACCGCAATGGCTTCACTCATCAAGATTTCTTGTGCATCACCGGGTTCAATTGCATTTATCTTTGCATTCAAATCCGAATATTTGTTTTCCAAATCCTGAACAACCTTGCGTTGAATCTCAATACATTCAACCATTTCTTGTGTGGTTCTGTCCATCACATCACCACTACCAACAACGGCATCGGAAAAGCCTTGCACCCGTCGCAAGGTTTCGTCTATCGCCATATTTAGTTGGTCATTGTCCATTATGGACTTGAAAGACAATGCCCCACCGTCAATTTCTGCCATATCACATCAAACTATTTACATAATTCAAAATTTGCTCACTGTTGTTTTCCGTCAATTCGATTTCTTCAACCCCGGTGTCATTGTTCATGTCATAACTTGGGGCATCAATCATCATACGTTGGACAACCGACCATGCAATGCCGTGTAACAGATAATCATAAGTCCAGCCGAAATGTTGGCATATAGCCCCCCGGCGACCGCATGGACTGTTTAGACCTCGTTGTTTTCCTCTATCCGAATCGGCATTGTGGTTCTTTCTTGCTGCATCAATCGAATAGAGTTCATAAAATCCCCAAGATTGCACATTGCATTCACAAGGACATAAAGTTTATACAAAACGGATGGTTTGATTTTACGGGCAAACAAAGAAGTCAATTCTTCAAGTCGCTTGGTATCTTCAACCCACCGTGTACCACCTTTTCCATGTATCGGAATCAACCTATCTTCACCAAGTACGGTAATAGCAATTATTCTTGCGCATCGAATGGAATGCTTATGTGCAAGCCCCCTTGCACGTTTCATGGAATCATCTGATTTCATCAATGATTCATCAATAGTCAATTCAATTGTTTCTGCTGAAATACGGTCAAGTGTTGAAAGGGTCAATTCGTCAATTTTAAACGTGCGTGTAACCTCATGGGGTATATGTCTTTTGATAAGCCCAAAGAACTTCTTTTGAACCTCAAATTCAGTGTCTTTGACCTCAAATGACACACCTTTGTTAATAAGGGTGTTGAGTTCCGCCCGTTCTTGTTCAAGTTTATTTTTATCGTCTGTCATACACTTTATTAAAGAATGAAGCCCCCAAAGCTGAAACACTCCGGGGGCTTCGGGTTTACGTTAAGATTGCACCCCGATTTTATTAGGGTTTCTTCGGTGTTCCTTTCAAGGCTTTTCCGGCTGACACCGCCATTGGGGTAACGGTGAAATCCACAAGGAAAATTCCCTTTGCGGACATATCGGCATTGATTACCGCTTCAATATCTCCATTCGGTATATCAAAATCCAATCCCTTTTCCGTTATTACCCGGATTGCCTTGTTTGCAACCACTTCATCGCCGTTATACCCCCAAGCATCCTCAATTTTTTCACCACCAACGTATGCCACAAGGTCGTCCACGTTTGCATCCATAATTGAAAATGTCAATTTAGGAATCTTGCGTGACTTCTTGCGCACTTCAGGGGCTGCCATACCCTCTTCGTAATGCTCGGTTACATCGGCGGCATCTTGGGCAATCTTGCAAGTGTCCTTATAGGTCTTGCCAATCTTGGACATTTCAACGGGCATAGTCCCATTCGGGGCGGCTGTACCGACCTTGATTTCACAAAGTCCAAGGGTGATTAAAGATGTTCTACTTTCTGCCATACTGCTATGGGTTTAAAAATTATTCAACTTGAATGTTCCAATCAATGCGGATGTTGATAAAATGTTGGTGAGTATTCGGTTCATACATTATCAACATATTACCCGGTATAATCATCAACCCATCAATATTCGCATTTCTTACAAGTTCCAAGGCTTCTTCCGCCAAGGCTTTCAACCGTGTGCGATTTGCCGAAACTTGCATCTTGCCTTTGATTTTCTTGCTTGTGTCCGGGGTGTATATATTGATGTTTGACGTACCGATTTGGGGCAATGTGTCTTGCGACAAATCAATGGTATTCACAACAATATCTTCATCGGTTGAATTTTCGGGTCTGTCATCACCCACATAACAACCGCCTTTGATGGACGTTTTGCCATTAAGCAATTCAAACAAGATTCCGTCGGTGTCAAATGCTGTTTTCATTATTCCGCTGCACGTTTGATGTTTGTTATCAATTTTTCCAACATTCGGGGCAATTCCCGTTCTGCAAGATGTTCGGCACTTGATAGCACGTTATATCCTTTTGCTTCGACATAGGCGGCATAATTCATTCCGGCAACCACAACAAGGGCAACACCCTTGGTTTCCTTGCCGATTTTTTCGGCAATGCTTTGTCCTGCCTTAACACCTTTTGCCGCCGCTTCACTTTCCGCACCACTTGCGGCATCAAATTGACCGTGTATTGCAATGCCATCAACAAAAATTTCATATCCTGTTGACGAAAGCAAAGCCCCCGTCTGCATCATATAACCTTTGTTGTTGCGCGCTTCAATCAAGCACATTTCACCAAGCCTTTGCAGTCTTTCAATCTGCTTTTGCTCGACCATATCCAAGAACGCATCAAAACGCTTCTTGACATCATCTTTGGTGAAGTTCGCTTTTATAGCCATAATCTTGAATGCAATTGTGAGGGGTCAAAGTTCAAGCATATTCCGGCAATGCGTATGTCCGTACAATCAAGGTCGTTTGCAACAATCACCCTTGTTCCCTTGTTTACCCTTGGGCAAGTCTTGGGGCATTGAATAACAGATGTTGCCTTTTGGTATTCACCCCCGGCAACTTGATATTCCGTGCCTTTGCCGTCGGATTCCTCGCGGCACATGGATATGAATTTGCGCGACGGTTCGCATTCCGTCCAATTGCCTTGCGAATCTTGCACGGATTCGGTGGCAACCTCAATGAATAGGTAATGCGGATATTGCTTCACGTATGCCATAATCACCAAATGTTTGAACGGTTACGAACTTTCGGACGTGCGACCAACACATTTTCTTTGCCCAACTCATTGCACAATGCGGCATAATACAATTTGACGGCTTCCATATTCCAAGAAATAGAATATCCACCCTCGGACACGTTTTGCAACATACCTTTCAGGATAACGGACATTCGGTTGTAAACCGCCACATCGCACGCTTTCACATCCGCTTTATCATCTGCATCAAGACCACCTTTTGCCAAGATAACATCAATATCATCTTCTATAAGGTTAAGTCCGTTCAATGATTTGGTCAAATACTCTTTGTTTGTCATAACTTACCATCTTGCAAAAGACCTTGGGGCGAAACAACCGAAATCATCACGCCCCATCGGTCAATGTTAGTTTTTATTCCAAGAAGTTGCGTTGGTCTGCATCAACACACTCCTTCCGGCAAGATTCCAAGCCGGGAAAAGGTTTGCAATACCCTCGGTAACTTCCTGAATGGGTGATTCATTGGAATACTTCTTGACCAAAGTATGTCCGTGCATAACCTTTTCGGCAACACTACCGGGCATTTTCTTTGCGTCAATAGGCTTTTTCCAATAGGTTTTTCCAAGAACCTTGCTTTCAGAGAAAAGAATAACATCATCTTCAAACGGATTTGAAGTGTTGCGCGTTCCATCTGCAAGTTCAATCGTAATGTCTTGGTCAATTACGATAATCTGCAAACCACGGTACAATTCTTTCTTTTTGGCAAGATATGCGTTAACGGTTGCCAAATCCGGTGCATCTTGCGTGCCTGTTGCGTTTTGAATGAATGAAGAACACTTCTTCAAGACTTCTTCTTGTGAAGCAAACTTTTCAAAGGTATCAACATTCATGAATGCAAATTTGTAGGTTGCGCCATACAATTTCTTACCCAACTTCAAAGCTGCCGGGAAATCCTTTGTCAAAGGCTTTGCAGCCGAACCCGACGAATAAGAAGTGGTAACACCAATCTTTTGTTCCGCCGGAATCAGGTAATCAACATCATATTCGGTAACAACTGCCGCATTGTTGGAATTGGTGAACTTGACCTTGCCAAGCGAAATTTGACGCAATGCAATCCATTCGGCACGGGCTGCAACACCATCCCAACAAAACTTGGTATCTTCCGCCCAAAATTCGACAAGTGCTTTCAAGTCGGGGTTGTTGCTCGACATTGCAACCATTATGTCGTATTCGGTCAATTCATCTTCGTTCTTTTCTCTCGAAATGGTGATTTTAGGAATATCACCTTGAATGCGTGAAATTGCTTCACGGGTCTTTCTTGGAATTGTCGCACCCCTTGCCACAAGGTCGGCGGCAATCTTCAAGCCCGATTGCGCTTCAAGCATCTTCCACGTCAGAAAGTTTGTTTCTTTCAACGGGAAAAGGGTTGGATAATAGTAATCTTTGAGGTCGTAACTACGAATTACGGCTTCCATATCCTTTTCATTCAACCCAACCATCAATGATTTCTGCATATTGGTTTACTTTTGGGGTTACACATAAACAATTGATTTCAATGCCGATTTAATGGCATTGTCCACGGCGGGGGCATTGGCTTCTTTTACCACACCGATAACCCACGCATCAACAAACAAGTTGTCGCCATGCTCAACATCATAGTTCGACCCCACAATGGCAACCGGGGTAACTTTCAATGTCTTGTTTGCTCCACTTGATTCAAATGCACAAGTTCCGGCGGTAATCTTCGCTCCAAGCGTTGTTCCGACGGTGATAACGTCCTTGGCTGCATCGGTCTTGTCAATAGCCGTAATGGTCTGACCGTTACAAGCTGCCGTTGCGAATCGGTCGCCAACTTTGAAATGGTGTCCTTTTGACACTTCATAAGTTGTTGCCGCTTCGGTCGCCTCGGTGATTACTTGCGCTGTCTTGCAGACCACATAAAGACCATTCGACCCCTTACCAAGGGGCGTTCCCTCAAACAATGCCGACCCACCCAAGTTTGCAACCTGAACGGTTACACCACCGGGAATGTCCGCTACACGGTGAAGAATACACTTCACAACGCGATTGTCCTTTTTCCTTTTGATTGTCAATGACATTGTTTTGAATTTTAGAATTTGACTTAAATTTCTTTACCCTTAAACGTGGTGTTTTCGGGTTTAAGGCTTTCCACATATTCGGCAACTCCTTTTGAAATACCGCTTTCTTCCTTTTGGGAGAATAGCGGGCTTCCGCTTGAATTGCTCAAATCAGTATCAGCCTTGTTTTGATTTGCCGTTGCAATGTCCGTTTCCTTGCCTGTCAAGTATTCATTGAAATCTGCATCATCCTTGAAGTTCATCCGGGCAAAGTCTTTCAAAGTTTGAGCCTTGAAATTTTCATCCTTGCATCCGTTTAACTTCTCATTCAATGCTTGAAGCCTTGTTTCGGCAATAGTCTTTGCTTCATAACCATTCAACTTTTCATTCAAAGGGGCAACCGCTGCATCAACCGCCGCTTTTACAATGGCTGCAATGTCGTCGGTGTCGGTGTCTTTCTGATTCTTCTTACCGCCGGGTTCGGTTTTCTGAACCAAATCGAACTTCTTTTTCAGATTGGTTTCAAAGGTTTTGTTGCTTTCGGACACTTCCTTGTCCACATCGGCGCGGTAATCCTTGACAAACTCATTCACTTGCGCATCGGTGAACTTGTCCACAAGGGCTTTCGCTTCATCTTCGGTCGTGCATTGTAACGCAAGTGAACGTGCCAATGCAACAAGTCCGTCTTTTCGCACGCCTGAAAATTTTGCAATCAGTAATGCTAAAATTGTTTCTCTCATTTTCCGATAATTATAATGTTAAACAAATCAATCACAAAAGTATTATGTTTTATAGTAATACACATAAGGGTGAACTTGAACTTATGCTTTACTTATCCACATTTTTGCACTGCATTTGCATTTTTCTTGCTTAAAATAGTTGTTTTATTAAATATAACGCTTATCTTTGCAGTGTGTTACTATAATACATAACAAATAATATTCGCAACAATGGAAACATCACAAGTAAAAGGTTACTTCACGAATGAAGATAAATTTATTCCAAAAGGGGAATACAAACCAACATCAGTTGATGAATACAAAGCATCGGTTGATTTCTTGATTCTCTCATGTGGCAATCGCTATGCAATCAGCTTCAACAAACCAATTGAATTGAAATGCAATCGTTCAATCAGCCGGGCAAACTGTGGCGGTTATGTGTATTACGTTACCGACAAGGCTTTGGCACAACTGAAACAACAATATTCATGGTCGTGTGATTTTTAGTACGACTTAACTTCTAAATTTTCGTAACAATGAAACAAGAAACATTTAATCTTTTTGATGCAATCAACCGTGAGGGCATAGGCAATGAAATTTGGGGTATGTGTAAAGACATCAGTACAAAAGCCTATTTCGGTACATTTGAAGAAATGGAATTAAAAGGTCAATTCGTGTATGTATATCGTGAACTTGATGAAACCTTTTGTTTCATCAAAGAATCAACGTGTGGCAAGCCTACTTATACATTGAGGGTTGCCAACAATGAATTTATTGACTTGTACAAACTTTAATATCAATCCGGGGTGGTGGGAATGCCACCCCACAAAACTTTCTGATATGAAACGATACTTTGTAAATGGCATTGAAATAAGCGAGCAAGAAGCAAAAGCCATTGAACAAAAGAACCAAGAATATATGAAAAGCCCCGATTTATCAGATTGGGCAAAATGTGAATTTATAATGGTAATCAATTCTTAATGACTATGTTAGTAAAAGAAATAAAACAAGCCCTTATCGGCAAGACAATATCATATTATGATGGTTGGTGTGGTTCAAGCAATTATTTCAAAATTGGCTATCTGAAAAAGGATGGTTCAAGTGTTCGTGTATTCCCTGAAAAGGGTAAGGGTTGGGGTGTGTTTATCCCAATTCGCATAATCCCCACACTTATTGAGAAAGGGGAACATAAAGAATCTAACGAAATTGAACGGTGTTCTTTTGAAACAACGTGGAAATTACTATAACCAAATGTGTGTTACTATGAAACAAAAATATGTTGCAAGCGTGAGTTTTGGCAAAGATAGTTTGTCAATGCTTCTCAAATTGATAGAAAAGAAATATCCGCTTGATGAAGTCGTGTTTTACGATACGGGTAAAGAGTTTCAAGCAATCTATGATGTACGGGATAAGGTTTTGCCATTGTTGGAAAAGCACAATATCAAGTACACAGAATTGCACCCCGAAAAGCCTTTTGATTATCTTATGTTTGAAACCCCGGTAAAGAAACGTGGTACAAACATAATACACAAGCATGGTTATTCTTGGTGTGGTGGTGCTTGTAGATGGGGAACATCTGCAAAGTTAAAAGCGTTGGAAAAATATTGCAAAGATGCAATTGAATATGTCGGCATTGCCCATGATGAACCAAAACGACTTGAAAAGGAACGCAAGGGGAACAAAATATTCCCCTTGGATGAATGGAAAATGACGGAATCCGATTGTCTGTATTATTGTTATGGTAAAGGGTTCTTTTGGTATGAAAACAACATTCGATTATACGAAATACTCAAAAGGGTATCTTGTTGGTGTTGCCGAAACAAGAATCTTGAAGAATTAGAAAACATATATCGGCACTTGCCCGATTATTGGGAAAAATTAAAAGATATACAAACACGATTGGAAGAACCCATGAAAGGTGAGGGCAAAAGCGTGTTTGACCTTGAAAGAAGATTTGCGGAATCAAAGATTATACTTAATAATATAAGTGGTTATATTAAATAAAATAATTACCTTTGTATGGAAAAGACAAGTATTGAAACACTCGCAAGCAAATATGGTTTGACGGTGGATTTCGTGAAAGAACTTCACGACAAGATTGTGGACAAGGAAAACTTTGCTCGTGCGGTCAAGATGTTTAATGACGGGTTGTTGCCGTATGATATGGCGACCGGGAAAGACCCAATCAATGTTGCCGAATACCGCAAAACGGTTGCCCGGAACTTGCGCAGCTTCCGGCATAGCCAACAAGAAAAGGTCAAAGAAGCAATGGAACAACAAAGAAGAATTGTTGATTATTACAATGCTTGTACAACCTTGGTGCATCGGCACAAACCGAATAAAGCCGTCAAAGACATTGTTTTCATCAAAGACGGACACTTGGTTGCCTTTGCACGTTTTGAACCCAAACAAGGCGGCATATATGCGGCTAACAATGAAGTAATGCCGGACTTCCATTGGCAACCGCATGAACATTTGGCACGATTGCGAAAGTTGAATAAAGCCTTTTATCGGCAAGTGAAGAAAGCGGCGGTCAATTCGCCCCGTGAATGGTTTGATTTTAATTTGAAGTGATATGGAACAATCTTTTGAAAACATCAAGGTCGGTGATATTGTCATTTTTGAAAGTGGCGGTTGGTACAATTATACTATTATTGACAAAGTTACAAGGGTTACACCGAAACAATTTGAAGTCAAATCACATCGCTTTCGCAAAAAGGACGGTTCAATGATTGGCGACAATTATAGACATTGCCGACTTGCCACGGATGAAGATATTGCAGCCCACCACAAGGAACAACAACGAATTTCTTTGCGCAATAAGGTTTCAAAGTTCTTCAAGTCGTATGATAGTGTTGATTCATTAACGATTGAAGAATTGGGCAAGATTGAAAGTGTTATCAAGAATAAATTACGTGAATAATGAATGGGAATACAATATATCATGTATGTTTTGGTGACGATAACCACCATTATTTCGGTTCGATTGCTGCCATATTCGACACGTTCACCCCGGTTGAATTAGGTGTATCAAAGTCGCGGTTGTGGTCTTATGGTATTACCGAAACAAAGCCTTATCACAATAACAAGTGCATCATTTATAGGGGTGTGATACATAGGAAGAAAACGAATAGAAAATTACCAAACAAGAATGGATAAGAATTTTTCATTTATATGTTGTTGGACTTGCAAACATTGCATTCTTGACATCGGTATTCGTAAATATGTATGTCTAAAAACAAATACACAAGTAAATCGTATTCATCACCCAAATAATTGCGGAATGTGGAACAAATAAAAATGAGGGGGCAAGCCAAGCCCCCTTATTTTATATCACATATAAAGCCCCATCGGGAATGTCACCGACCAATTCCGCATCCTTTGGTGCAACATCACCATTGCCGGGATAAATAGCAACAAGGCGTTTCCCATCTTGAACCATCTTTTCAAGTAATCGTAAAGCCTTGTTTTTGTCGGGTTCTGCATACATCAACAATGAAACGGTTTCCGCATACTCCGTTCCTGAATACTCGCTTGTAAGGTAATAATATAAATCAATACCTTTCAATTTTTTAATATTAATATCCATAATTCATAATTTGGTTACAAAACTACTTTATTTAATTGGTTTCAAACCTCTAATATAGGCAACCATTTCATTATATATATCCGGCAAATACTTTTGAAACACTCTATTACCCAAGAAAGCATTTTCAAAAGCGTGTGCCAAGTATTCGGTTTCTTTCATTCTTGTTCTCTTGAAATATGCCGTTGAATGTCCACTACCATACGTAATAACAAGTGATTTAATTGTGTCACGGGTGCTTCCAATTTGTTCAAAAAAATCTGCTTTTGTAATTCCAAGTTTGGTGAATGTTTCAGGTTTCATATCCCAAGCTCGTTCTGTCATGTCTTGCAACTTTTTGTCTATGTATTCAACCATTGACATTTCTTTTTTGACCCTTGTATGATACCAACCGCCACTTTCGTGATTCCACTTCCGTTCATAAATGGTGTATTCCTTTTTCTTTTTCAACATCTTAATTTGTGCATTACGCATTGTAATCAATTTAGGGTCTTGCCACAGATTCCGTTGTGCATCAATACAATGCCCGTATTCGTGATAAATCACTGATTTGCATTCCCAAGGGCTTGATTTACCACGTTTCTTTCCTGCAATATGTACCAAATCGCCTACAAATGAAGAATAAGACCCCGTGTCGGAATCAAGTATTTCAAGTTTGATGGGTCTATTGGGGTCTATCAAATCAAAGAAATCTTTTTCAAACGTGTAATCTTCACCATTCAGATACGTTGATTTTGCCCTTAATTCGTCCGGCATTTGCTTTGATGTTGGCGTGACCCCTTTCGCACTTGAAATCTTATCCAATAATTCTTGCAATACTTTTTTGAATGATGCTTTGCCCATAATCCATTCGCGTTTATCACCTGTAATGGTGGCTACATCATTGAGCATTTCTGAAACATCAACCTTGTATTTCCGGGCTTCTTGAATTGCTTTGTTTGCATCTGAAATAAATGTTTTGTATTCCTTTTCTGCTTCCAAGCACCTTGTTTCCAATTCTGCCATCTTTGCCAAGATATTCTTTGAATCAGGATTGTGCATTGCTTCATCAAGTGGATATGTGTTAAGCCCCCATTCGGCACACTTGCGGCGAATATCCGCATCGGCTTGTTCCATTTGCATTGCTTTTGATTGAATGGTTGCAATTCTGCTTTGAATGCTTGGAATATCCTTGTCGGCAACGAACTTATCCAACATTGTAAGCTGCACGGATAAGCCCCACTTTGTTGCTTGTTGCCTTGCTTGGGCAATCTGCATTTTGTATGGTGCAAGAACATCAACTTGAACGGTCTGTTTCGGCAATTCTATTTTCAGCCCCTCGGACAATTTCCCATCCTTGAAGTTGTCTTTGATAAAATAGGGGGTTGAAGCCCACTTCTTTTGTGCTTCGATATGGTCTTTTACCCAATCTTTAAAGCCTTGTGGAACATCCGGAACAACATTGGCTGCTTGCTTGTGTTGGTATGTCGTTCCGCGCATCGCTGCTTTTAAATCGCCCAATTCGTTATCATCAAAGGTTTCTTCGTCCATCAAGATAGGCACGGCATAGCACATACATTGCGGATGCCACCCCTTGAATTTAAATGTCTTGGGGTAACGCCCAACCAACTTTTCACATATATCACACTTGAACAATGGTTCATGGTTGCTTCTACGAATTTCATAACCAACGACAAAATCAAGTGATTGCCAACGCAAGAAATCACTTTCACGATAAGCCATATTGATTTCAGAACGTGTAAGGCGCATCGCATTCTTGTATGAAGAACGGTAAACACCTTGTCCGGGGTGGAATGCCTTTGCAGCTTTCGACAACACAAGGTTTCCGCGCTTATCTCTTACACGGCGGAACAATCGGTTTGGCTCTTTAAGGTTTTCCCGGACATCACGGGATAATTGGGCGGCATTGCGACCCTCGCCCAAACCTACATCAAGGGCGGATTCCAATTGTGCTTTGTATTGCCCTACATATTTCCAAACCCTTTGCGAAAGGTTCATTCCCTCAACTTTGCGCCCTTGGAATGTCTGTAATGCTTCCAAGTTGCGGTCTTGCATCTTCTTCAACCTTGCTTTGCTCAACTTGGATGTGTCCATTATTGAAGCAATGAAGCCGTCATTCTTTTCACAAGCGAACAACCATTGTTTCTTTGACCCCGTTTCAATAACTGTTATCATTCGGTCGGCAAGTTGCTTTGTTACACCTTGCATTACAGATTTAACACCGGGGTAATCATCAAAAGAAAAGGGTTTGTCGGGGTTGTATGTACCTTTTGCCGCTGCCCTTGCTATCTCGGTAGTTGCACGGTCAAACAAGGCATTCACAACTTGTGTGTATTGTTCCGTTTGCCTGTAATGTGCTGCATCGTATGATTGAATCGAAAACCGCGTTGTCTTTTGTCGCTTTGCCATTATCTCCGAATTTTAAAGTGTTCACATTGCGGGTCGTTCAAAAAACGGCAATATTTGCCATTCGTGTAATAGGGGCAACGACACATGAAAGGCTTGCCATTAGCCCCGATTTCATGCCAATCATAAGAATGGGCGCAATCTTGACAATGGTATTTCGATTCTGCTATTTTTGTTTTATTCCGTTTTGCCATAATACATTCCTTTTGAAGTTACAAACTCACCATGCTTCAATCGGTCAAATGTGCTTTTCTCAACGTGTACACAATGCACACGGCAAGAATCAGCCACCCAAACAATCCATTGGTCAGGGACACTTTCAACCATCGGTTTTTTCAATATCACATCATAACGGGTCGTGTTATGCGCCGGGATAAACGCTTTCCCGACAACATACCCACTTACCGGGGTTTCCTTGCAGCTTGCAAGACAAAACACCATCAACATTATAAACAAGACCTTACGCATCGCCATCCAATTGAGGTTCACCAATCATAAATGAATTTTCCACGGTTGATTGCTCTTTGATTTTCTGCATCGTCAAAGCCACATCCTTTGAAATGCCCGCTTTTTCAACCGATTCTTCTTGTGATATTACGGGCTTGTTACCATTTGCCGTTAGCCAATAATTCAAATCTTCAAGTTCATTGGTAAGCATATAAGGCACAATTTCGGGTTCAATCATTATGGCTTCACAATCCTTTTCCCAAGTGGTGTTCATCTGCCCTATATATGCCAAAATGATATTCACACGCCTTTGCAAGTAATCATCGAAAATCTCCCTTTTATCCTGAACTTTCAAATGTGCATCCATGAATAACAGTTTCAAGGCAATGCCGCTTATCGCCCCAAGCCCCTTGACCGCATCAAAGGAAATGTCCGGGGTTTGGGTGATTGTGTAAATCATCTTCAAAAGTGTTTCGATTTCAAGTTTTACGGATTCCGGGGCATTTTGCCAAGAAACATAATTCATTGTTGCACCATCTTCACCCTCGATTACCGAACCTGCTTCACCTTTCTTTGACCAACCATTGATTTGCCCGGTAACAAATAGTTTCGGGCTTGCGTGATAATCGTTGGTATCGGCAAAGTTTGACAACAAGTGTTCCAAGCGGTCAATCAGCTTATCCACATCTTCCGTTTCAAAATATGGTTGATAGCCATAAGCAATCGGAATCTTGCCAATTGCAATCGGTTTAGGATAACCGGGGGCTACATCATAGCCGTTTGCCCCATTCACCCACAACCAATGTTCCTTGTCCGTGAATGTTTCAAAGTAATCAATTGAATTTTCGCCATTGTCCTTGCGGCTGAATGCTCGTGAAAATGCTACCATATCGCCCGTTTCATCGAAGTATGGATAAAGAGTATCGCCAAATTCAGGGGCAAACAAAGCACAACGCAACTTGTGCTTGGCATTGAAGCCATACTTTGAATGTGGCTTTTCAACCGTGTACCAATACTCCGCACATTCTTTGAATCCGAATATCGCACGGGCAATCTTTCGGTTCAATGAATTGCTTTTGACATCATACAAGATACGGTTCAAAGCGTATATGATACCCTTTTCATTGTCATTGGTCGGGGTTGCATTATATTCGGGCGGATTACCGAAACAGAAAGACACGGCGCGTTTGATTATCAACTTTTGAATGGCAAGTGCAACCCTTGCCACCTTTTCCGTTCTGAAATTAACCGCTTCGCCATCCGTTGAAATAACCTTTTGTGCTGAATCCGCTTCATTGTCGGCATCTACTTTCACCCTTTTATCCGGGCGCAATATCGGGTCATTCACATCGTGCAATTTAGGATTCAATGCCTTTTTTGCACTTTCCACATCAGGTTGTGGTATAAATCGGCAAGATTTCAATTCCGAAATGACATCATTTGCCGTTGCTTTCTTAAATATTTCTTCAATTGGCATATTGTTATTGTTTTATAGTGATACATTAAAATCCAAAAAGACTTGCCACATCCGATTTCTTTCGGTTTGCACGTTTTTCTATCGTACCCGTCAAAGCATCGGGGGCATCATCATGTTCATTCTTTCCGGCTTTCAGATAACCGCAAATTGCCTTTGCAAATTCGGGGAATAGACTTTTCCACCCTTGGGGCATAAACGTGAGGTTCTGAACCATTGCCGAATGTTGATAAATGCGTGTTTCTTTATTCTCCGTTTGGTGAAATGAAAAAAACTTGGTCTTGGCATTGCCTAACAATCGGCATTGCTTTTCAATATTGTTCTTGAATAGGCGACCGCCGTTGTTGGCTTCCACAATACATTCGGCAACATCATGTTTGGTAAGCATTTTTGCAAGCGCGGGTTCTGTGTACTCAACCGGACGTGTCGTATAAAGCACATCAACAATGTAGTTGCCCACATCTGTTTCATCATACACAATCGCACATAAATAATCCGCGCCCGTGTCGGCGGTGTCCACATAACATTTGCGTTTGACATACTTTGTTGCCGGGCGAATAAGATATTCCACAAAGCCACTTTCGTACATAAGTCCGGCACGCGGTTGGGGGTCTTGTTGATACAAGGAATCGAACACTTGCGGATTTCGCTTGCGTATGGATTGCAACTTTTTCAGATTATGTCGTTCCGCCCACAATGCTTCACCCTCTTGCCTTGGGTCGTATTCGGTCGGCTTTCCCTCTTTGATTGCTTTATATACGACAACAACCCACCCATCCGGGTTTTCCTTTTCATCATATATGCCTTGCTGCCGCAACAATGTACCCGCCAAATCATCTTCATGCCATCGGGTAAAGACAATCAATTGTTGGGAATCATTGTGAAGTCGGGTTTCTGCAACCGTATCGTACCAATCGGACACACTTTCACGGACAATGGGCGACCATGCCGTTTTAGCATCCTTGTAAATATCATCCATTATCAGAATATCAACGGGTTCACCCGTCAATGCTCCACCCACGCCAACCGTTTTGAAGCCGCCGCGATAACCTACAATTTCGCATTCATCGGCATTGCGCAACCAAGACCCCGCCACCGTTGTAACATTTGAAGCATTCAAATTGGTATTCGGGAATATCTCGTGATATTCGGGGCTGTCAATAATACGTTGAATCTCTCGGTTGAACTTTCTTGCTTTGGGGGCATTGTAAGATACAATTGCCAATTTGTTATCGGGATTCTTACCGACCAAGAAAGCGGGTAATCGCCTTGTTGAACCCTCGGACTTTCCATGTTGGGGTGGCATAAAGACCATAAGTTTGCGAATCTTGCCATCTGCAAAGTCGGTCAATACATGATAGTATCGGCGGTGAAAGTCTGCCGGGCGAAACGTGGGCATTGTGGACATTGTAAAGCGCAACAAATCGGAACGACTTTCACGAATAAGCCGTTCTTTCAATGCCTTGTAATACTTTATTTTGTCCGCCCGCTTCTGCATTACTCCAACTTGCGTTTTAATTCCTCTATTTCCTTATCCAATTCTTCATCAGTCTTGCTTGCGAAAAGGTCTTTGCCGTCCTTGCCTGTTACCTCGGTGGATTGCCTGTTGCGCCAATGTTCCGGGTCGCCATTTGTCAAAGTGAATATGATTGCCGCCGTGTCTGGCTGAATATGCTTCTTGGTGGTGGTCTGTTCCTTGATTATAGGCTTTGGATTGCCCTTTTCGTCTTTCTGTTTACCCGGTATGGTTACAACCTTTGTTTCGGTAACATCATAGCCTTGTATCTTTTTCATCAAGGATTTCTTGGCTTCAATCACCATTGCTTGCATCCGTTCCGCCTTTGCTTGCTCGATTGCATCCGCAAAGTCGGGATAATCATTCACCCATTGATGGTATGTTTTCGGTGTTATTCCTACTTGACGGCAAATTTCCGCAATGGTGTAGGTGTCGGACTTCACAAGCCCAACAATCATGTCCACCGTTTTTTTACTGAATTTTGCCATTCCTCAATCTCCTTTTTTACGTTGATTTTATTACAATCATAACTATTCTTTCAACTCACACTTAAAGCCCCTGTCTTGTAACTCACTGAATAACAATGACAACTTCGTGACATCCCCGCATTCAACGACCAAACGTGTGCTTATCACCTTTTTGTCGTTTTCATCTTGATTTTCTTCGTCTTGCTCTGAATCTTCAAGGGAAATGCCCCAATCTTGCGGGTCAAAATCGAATTTGTTTGCTTCTTGCATTATCAAATCCGTATCAAATTCAAGATTTTCTTTGCTTGTCGCATTGTCTGCAAGTGCAAGTTCCCGTCCTTTGGCGGAATCCAAATCAATATCCTTGCGCTTTACGGCAACAAGCGAATTGCCATCGGTTTCAACAATAATCACATTGTCAAACCCTATGTCGGCGGCTTTTTCCGCTGTCTTGTTTCCGGCAATAATACGGTTGTTCTTATCAATCAGGATTGACCGACCAAGACCGAATTTGCGCAAGGATTCATCCATAAGGTGGTCGCCGTATTGCGTACCCTTGTTGAAATTCTTATCATCCGGGATAAGGTTTTCAATGCTTGTTTCGATAATTTTTGGCATAGCATCAGAAAATTAAAAAATGAACAAACCATGCAAAAGGCATCGCACAAACCGCACCCAATGCGGTAAACAATGCGTCCATTACTTCAACCGTGCCATGTCCTTTTGAATCCCACCATTCTTTCAATATTCCGGCAAGGCTTCCGGCAATAAATCCGATAAGGAAACCAAGTAAAGAACCGACAATGAATGAAATCAAGAATCCGGCAATGAAATGTTTTCGTTTGTCGGGCTGTTTGGCGGCTTCTGTAAGGCTTTCCCATGCTTCAATGATACTTTCCTTTGCTTGGGCAATAAAAGCCAAAATTCGGGCTTTTATCGGGGCTTTTTCAAATACGGATTCCCCAGCGACAAAAACGGGTGGTTGTGTTTTGCCTGACAATACACCTAAATACACCTTGCCCGTGAATAATATTTTCAACCTTTCAATGAATGTCGCTTTCCATACCGACACACATTGATTCCCATCACACCAAACGTGCAATGGTGAACACTCGCTTTCCGTCATTGTTGACGGTCTTTGCAATACCTTTGTGGATTGCGGAAAATCAATTGGTTTCATGTGCTTTTGAATTTAATTTGCAATGCAATTGCAAAATTAAAGGGTGTATCACTATGACACACCCTTTTACAAAAAAAGTTAAGCATAAGTTATCAACCTTTGACCCGAATAGGCAAATTAGCAAACACCCATGCAAGCAACGCGGCATCACGTGCATCTTGGTTTGTCCGTCCAGCTATCAACCCCGTAAAGGCAACCAATTCTTCATGCGTAATCTTGCCGTCACGCCCTTTCCAACACTTGACCAATGGGGCGTGTTCCAATACCTTGATTCCATAATGACGACACATTTCAACAATCTTGCGCCCGGTTTCATGGTTCGCCCCGACATCCTTTGCAATCTTTTCCGCCCGGTGTCCTTGTGCATCATGGAAATTACTTTTCTTCACCATCCACCCGGCTTCAACAACTACAATAAAGGATTCTTTTGTTTCATCATGCACGCCCTTGACGTGCTGCAAATAGTCAAGCAACAAAGGGAATGTCAAGTTTGTGACTTCCAATTGTCTTGTTTTTGGCTTCAAGAATGCCACGCCGGACTTGTCCTTGTCCGGGTCAATGGCAATGATATTATCATATTTCATCAGGTCAACGCATTAAAATGGTAAATCATCATCCGGGTTGGGTGCTACACTTGCGGTTGTAGCATCTTGTCTTGTTGATTCCTGCTTTCCACCGCACAAATTTACTTCGTTGGCATACATATTCAAGGCGCATTGCGGTTGATTCTGCTTGTCTGTATATGCTTTTGGTACAAGGCGACCACGCAAAAATACCTTGCAACCACGTTTCAGGTATTGAAACAAACCGCCACCATCACCATACCAAAGGACGGACACCCAAACGGTGCTTTCGTTTCCATCCTTTTTCTTTTCTGAATGTGCGACATTCATTGAAACATACTTCTTTCCGCTAAACTCTTTGATTTCGGCATCATTTCCAAGATTGCCAATAACTTCTAATTGTAACATGATGTTATAAGTTTTGTTTTATGAAATTTGCCCAATCGGGCGTTACTATATCCATTACGTCCTTATCCGGATTGTTCCTTTGCCACAACCTACATTCCCGCAACATTTCTTGCGCGACATCCCCCGGTGTTTTATACCGTTTTCCATCAATTAGGGCATCACATTCCGGTATCGGTTCGATATTGGGGAATAATTCAAGTGTAATGCAATTGCATTCCATTTGCTTTTCAATATTTCTTGTTGTGCATGAATGGGCGGTTTTCATTGTACTTCATTTTGGCGGTTATATGCCATTCTAAATCAACATTCAAACTATCAGTCCATTTTTTGACATATTCAATACCAAATAAAACCCTTTTTTCAATTCCTATCACATCACGCGACAACCCCTTACATAATGCAAAGGCGTTTTCAGTGAATGTAAATTTGTCAAAAGCCCGGTGATAACGGCACGGATTCATCTTGTCAAAATCAATACCCAAAGCCCCGGCAAGGTCAAAAAGGCGAATCGCAATATCCACAAATTCATCCTCTACGGTGTTTTTAACGTATGATTCAAACACATCATTATAACTTTCGCCTTTCTTCATGTCGTCTTTTATAATCAAGTCAACATCAAACCCGGCTTTGTCATTCTTCCGGTCAGCTTCCACCAATTCAGAAATTTCAGTTATCACAAGCATCAAGCAATGTTCGTTGCTCAATCTTTTTTCCCACCAACCATGATTTATCGCGTTGGCATGAATCTTTTTTGTCAATTCGTTGTAATTCATAACTTTTAATTTAGAATAATTTTAATTGTGCTTGTTTATACAATAACCTTTGTTTTGCAGCATTATAATAACCGGGGTCAAGTTCTATCCCCAGCATTTCAAAACCCAATTCATGCGCCGCAATGCAAATCGAACCTGAACCCAAATGGGTGTCAAGTATTCGTTCACCCGGCTTTGCATAATTCATCAACAACCATTCATAAAGTTTTATCGGTTTTTCCGTTGGATGAATTGTTTTTTGCTTTGCTAACTCACATCGGTTTATTGTTACAACCCTTGTCGGGCAATCAAAGGATGAATATGCAAGTTCACAATCAGACATTGTTAGTCCTGTTTGCCCTTTGAACCAACATATCCACCCTTTTGTGCCTTTCGTCAAATTCTCAACAAAGTAATTTGCACCCCAAATGATTTGATTGCGTGACACCCTTTCCAACTCGCGGAAATACTCGGTGGGGGGGGGTAATTTATCCCACCCCTTATGTTCATGCGACTTGCGGTTGTGCTTTGGATTCTTGCAAATGCACTCCTTTTGACCGTCCACCCCGATTCCATAAGGCGGGTCACAAATGGCAAGGTCAAAGGCATTATCCGGCAAACCGCGCATCACTTCCATACAATCACCGTTCACAAGGCTAATTTTGCCAAAGGTTTCTACATTCATAGTTTTACCGTTACTTTATCATAAACCGCCTTTGTCAAGGCTATATCATAGAACGCATTATGCAAATCATTGTCATTCACATCAACACCCAAGAACTTTGCGACCGTGGACAACTTGAAATTCTCCATTTCCGTTCGCTTGTCCATCAGGTATGCGGACGCAAGAACCATCACGTCAATTGTGTTTGACCAAAACCAAGAACCAAAGTATTGGTCGCCGTTCTGCAAGAAGAAACCGCGCAAAAATTGATTGTCGAATGCCGCGTTGTTGTACCCAACCAAAAAGAACTTGTCTTTCTTGTTGAATTTGTCCACGTACTTGCCAAGCATGGTGACAAATTCGGAATACACTTGCGACATGGGCGGATATGCCAACACCTGTTCACGTGTTACCCCGGCAACCTGTAAGGCTGCATCCTCGATTATCGCCTTGGGGTTCGGCTGAACATGAAAATCGAATTGTTCTTTGGAAACGCCATCAATAACGATTTCACCCGATATTTGATGGATTCCATTTCTTCCGGGGTTCGTCCCGGTCGTTTCAAGGTCAAAAAATAGTAATTTCATTGTTTTTTTTGTTTTATAGTGATACAATTTATTTTAAATTTTTGATAGCCAATACTCCCATATTCGGCTTGCGATTTGTGCCATCATCACGGGCGGCACCGACATTCCGCAAACATAATGCGATGGTTGCCCGGCAAAGTTGTAATCTTGCGGGAATGATGAAATGCAACACACTTCACTTTGCCCCAAGAACCGGGGTTGCTCAAAATGAATCAAGCAAGATTCTTTGCTTGCAAGAGTGGGGCAAATTCTATCCAAGTACACATAAGTTTGATTAAAATTGCTTCCTTTGCCGAATAGTCTTTCATTTGCTGCACCTTGGTTCAAATCACCTTTTTGGCGGTTATCCCATAGCAAACGTATTGTTTTGCTCTTTGCTTCACGACCTTTGAAGTCTGCAACTTCACCAAACATTATCGGCTTTTCGTTAAAGTCTAAATTCAAAGCCGGAACAACATCGAACAAACCTTGCGAAACAAGGAAAGGCGCGGCAATATCTTTACGCAAGCACACGAAAAATACACGTTCGCGGCGTTGGGGAACACCCATTTTTTGTGCATCAAGCAGCCAATGTTGGCAATAATACCCGGCATCCTCGAAACCCTCATAAATGCGCCTTACATAGTTCTTGGCTTCACCAAGCAACAAGCCTTTTACATTTTCCGCAACAACCACTTTGGGCTGTAACCTCTTTGCAAGGTCTATGAAATCGAAAAACAACGTGTCCAACACTTGTTCCGCCTGCCCCTCACGAAAATGTTTCATCTTACCCCAAGCATCTTCACGGCTTCCAGCTATTGAAAAGGTAGAACAGGGGGGCGAACCGTCCAAAATATCAAGATTGAACAATTCGGGTGGCAAATCATTTTTTTCTTTGAACATCTGTATCGGTTCAAGGAAAGGGAAACGCGGATTGTGATTTTGGCAATAGGTGTACATCATACGGTGGTCTATCTCATTGCACCCTATCACATCAAACCCGGCTAACTTGTAACCCATTGTTGAGCCACCGCCACAAGCAAAGCAAGAAAACACCTTGCCTTTGTCCTTGGTGAAGTCGGCATCTTTCAACGTCCAACGGTAATCATATTTGTGCATCATTTAATTGTTTTATTTAGTATATTGTTTACTCTCGTTGCTATTTCTCTGAATTGTGGATTGTACTTGAAATCATCTTGATACTTCTTCAGCAAATGAAGCATGGTTGAATGGTCGCGGTGTACGTATTCGGCAATCTTTGTAAGTTTCATTTTGTGCATCCGGCAATGGTACACGAAAATCATTCTTGCAAAGAACCCGTCACGCTTTCTTGATTTTGTTATATATTCATTGAATTTCAAGCCCGTTACTTCATGAATGGCATTTTGTATCTGCAACACAAAAAGACTGTTGCGAACCACATTGGATTCAAACCACACATCCTTGCCCATCCTTATTGCAATATCATATTCGATTGAAGCCCCGGTTGAACCCACCCAATTGTCCATCATGTAGATTGCATCACAAGACAATAGCATTTCAATATCCTTGCATAAGTGTTCATTCCAAGAATTATCTTTGTCAAGACCATTGTTCAAGGGGTTGGCAACCTCAAATCCAAGTTCGGTCAATAAATCTTCTGCACCATTGAATCGTTCTTGTACTTCATCATAAGGCAAACCGCTTATCTTTCCTGATATGTATATTCTCATGGCTGCAAGTTCTTTTGGTTATTGTGCAAAAACTTATTCACAAAGTACACTTGCCCTTTACCCGTTACCTTGGTCGTGTTGGATATAAGGGTGTCGCCGTTAGGTTTCTGAATGGTCGTTTTCTTAATCTCGAACAACCCAAGTTCCATCGCCTTTTGTGTCGGTTGATTGTACCTTTCACCATATTGGCACAAGTAGCCATTTTCACGCATCCAAGCGAAAAGCCTTTTTTCTCCCGTATTCACTCCGTTTTGGCAAATGATTTTTGCAAGTTCACCAATCAAGACTGATTCATTGGAAGTTTCAACGGCTTGTGAAAACAAGACACGTGGGGCATCGGCTTCAATCTTCTTTTGTTGCTGCTCGATTTGTTCAGCTTGTGAAGCTGCAAGGCGCAATGCTTCGGCAAAGGATTGTGGAATTGCCGGGGTGGGGGCTTGTTGTACTTGCCTAACAACCTTTTCCATTGCATTAAATTGTTCAATAAAACCAACTTTAAATTGCATAGCCTTTGCCCCGGTCAAGCCCATAGCAAGCAAAGAAAAGCCGTCACGGTTCATTATGAACATCGGGCGTGGCTTACCTTGTGCATCAAGATATGTTGATTCATAGAACCAATGGCGGTGGGCTGAATTTTCAGCCGACCCCAAAATGTTGCGAACCGCTTGCATTATATTCTTATGCTGCTTTCCGAACACTTGTGCCACTTTTAGGGAATCCGTTACGGGTGTTCCCTTTTCGGTCTTATAGACCACGTTTTGTTGAATGATAATACCGTTCATTGTTATCATAGAATTTGTTAGTTAATTATTCCGCATCATCATCAAAAAATTCTCGGTTCTCGTCCATAAATGCTTCAAATGCTTCATCGCAATATACACCCTCACACAATGAATCACATTGATGGTCGATTTCACCGTTTTTCCAAGGGCAAAACGCACATAGTTCATCGCCCAATGACTGTTTCAATTCTTCATTTGCCATCTGCTTCAAGTTCTATTTTTGCAATTGCTTTAAGTTCTTGAAGTCGCTTTTTCAACACTTCAACTTGTTCTTCCATTACCTGAATGGCGATTTCGGGCGAAATGTTGAAAATGCGCATTGACGAACATATACCATCAGGAACACCCAATTGCATCCCCTTTCCATATTTGCCAAAACTTGATTCATTTTCGGCAATAGGGCGGTGTTCTTTTTCCGCACGTTCACGGGCTTTTTCAACTTCCGCACACATATCGGACTTGATTTTTCCGATTTCTTCAATCTGTTGGTGGCAATTATAAATCTGCCTTGCCGTTTCTTTCGTTATCATAATTGTTTGATTTTATAATTTTCGTCTGTCTTTTCCTTTTATTTCAAAGTAGTTACACATTTCTACCAATCGACTTGCCACACGGTCGCCATAACGGTTCATCAATATATCACCTTGCATCTTCATGTTGGAAGTTATTAAAGTCATTTCATCGCATTTGTCACCCCGGTATTCGATAAGCTGCCGGACTACATCAATACGATTACCCATGTACAAGTTTTCTTGTGGTTCTTGCCCGAAATCCTGAATGCCAAGCATCGGTTGTTTTTTGAATATCTGGAAATTGCCATTCTCAACGAAATAGTCACACAAAGCATCTGCACGAATAATCCGCCACCATAGGGGGCGCGGTTGTGAATCATCTTGCCAAAGAACTTTGAAGCCGAAAGCCGTGCAATATGCTTGCATTATTTCCAAACACCATGATTTGCCCGACCCTGTATTTCCGGCAATGTATATTCCACGCTTCAATCTCCCCGGTATCACTTGCCCTGTATTGGGGTCAAGGCATTTCATTGACGGGTCGCAATGCGCCCATTTGATGAAGTTTTCGTAAGTGAATCGGTTTTCATCATCAATTACGAATTTCGGGTTCCGGCTTTTTCCAATCGCTTCAACAATCTTCAATGCTTCATTTACATCATAGTGAATGTATTGGTAGCGTTGGAAGCCCGCAAATAATCCACGCTGATTGATTGCATGAAGTATTTGTTCAATACTTGGCATCTGAATCTTTTTGTTGTTTCCCTCTTTTACTTCCATTCGTCATTCACTTTTGTTGTTGTCTTGTTGCCTGAATATGCCGACCGCCTTTCTTTTTCTCCTTTTGCCCAATTGCGAATGGCGGCTTTCCAATCTTTCATCTTGTTTTTACCGACAAACCAACCTTTGCTTTCGTAGAAGTCGAAAAACCTTTCAGCATCGAAAGAATATCCCTTTTCAAGAATATAAGCCCTTATTTCTTCAATCGTGGGCGGTGAAAAGCGGTGTCCGCTTTTCTCTTTTATATTCTCTTTATTATCTTCTTTTCTTTCCTTTTCTTTTCTTTCCTTTGCATCATTTTGCAATGCACTTGCATCGGCTTTGCATTGCTCTTGCTTATCCTTACTTGATTGCCAACGCTTTATGGCTGCTGCTTTTCGCTTTTCCGCTATGTCCGCACGTTTACCAAGGCGTGTTATTACTGACTTTGACCAAAACTTTTCACCATCATTAGTGAACAAATCAAAGTCATTCACGACACTTTCAACCATTGCTACATCAACGTGCAATGCAAATGCAATACTTTTGCACGATTTCAAAGGCAAATGCCCCCCTTGTTCGTATAATTGTTCTACAACGCACCAAAAGACACCTAACCCCGCCGCCCCATGCTCAATCAATACATCTTGCAACTTTGGGTCGGTTCGTGCATTGTAATCATGTTGAAAATAGAATGTATCTTTCATCTTACAACGTGTTTTTGTGATTCACCAATGCCAAACAATGCAAAGTCATATTTACATGGGTCTTTGGGGTCGAAAACCGCCAAATTTCGCGTCAATTCTTCAACGGTCTTGCGGTCGTTCGCTTTTCGGGTAATCAACCCCAATTCGCGCCCGATTCGGGCAACATGGACATCAAGGGGCATCATCAGCTTGTCGGGGGTCAATTCATGCCAAATACCTAAATCTACAATACCATCTTGACGACACAACCAACGCAACATCAGGTTCAAGCGTTTGCAAGCCGAACCACCTTTGTGTGAATTGCCTTGCGGATTGGAAAAATGCTTTGAATAACTGCCGTTTGCATCTTTGAATATCTCACGCAACTTGATAAATCCCGCCCATACGTCAAAACCTCGTTCTATGAAGAAATATTCCAAAGTGTCATAAGTTCCCGTAATCCGGTATGCAAGTTGCAACCCATTACACATATACGCCAAATCCCGCCCAAAGAAAGTGCGGTGAATATTACAATCGGGGGCTATCTGTTTCCACCCGTCTTGCATCACAAAATCATAAGGCTTGCCATCCATAATGTCAAACAACATCTTTTGGCAACCTGTCATTATCTGTTTCCTATTACCCCAAGCGATTGTTGAAGCAAGGAACGCGGCAATTTCAATGTCTTGTTGGGATTTGCCCAAGAAACAACGTGGAAACAACACCGGGTCATTATCCGCAAATGCCATTGTGTTGTACCTTGCCACAAGGGATTCCAATGTTATCTTCAAATCATTCATTGTTGCGATATTTAAGCCCCCGACCCGGCACAAAGTCAAGCCGGGGGCAATCTGTTAAACCTCAATGATTGCGATTTCCGGCGCAATCTCCCTTATTTGCTTCAATTGTTCATCAATCACCTTGTCGCGCAAATCTTCAAGTGTGGCTTGCGCACCGGGTGAAAGAAGTACGAACGCAACTTCACGTCCATTTACTTGTGCAAATGTTTCAACCTCTATTGTTTCGGGTTGCATACCCTTGAAAATGGGCATTTGAATTGTGAATGATTCAGGCAAATTGGAATTGACCACTTGGGCAAAATTATCCGTCCGATTACCATTTTCTTTCACGGCACGGTCAATCTTGTTGTTCACATCGGCGGTAAAGTTCATCAGGCATGAAACCAATTTCATGTTTTCGGCACGGTCGGCAAAGAATGCCCGATTCATCTTGATAAACATTCCAAGTTCCGTCGGTGTCCAAACCTTACCGCCATTTATTCCGAACTCAACAAATTTGGGGTTGTAGCCCAATTTGCCGACTATCTCACCACGTTTGTATTCATCCGCTTCATTGATTATCAAAGTGATTTCAATATTTTCACGGTTTACAAGAATATGGCAATCCTTTTGGGCAAATTGTCCTGTGTTGATTCTCTTTGTTAGATATTCAACGACTGCACCAATTACACCGTTCAATTTGGTTTTGATGGGTGCTTTGGGGTCAAGTTCCTTTGGTGCTACACCCTCACGCAACACTAATTCAGCTTTTGCCATTCCGGGGGCAAAGTTGATTTGTAATTTCTCATTCTGCATATTATTCAATTTTTAAATGGTTAATCATTAGTTCCTGTTTTCCTTTCGGTGTTCATTCGTATTCCTTGAAAGATGGTTGGTTGAAGTTCATCCGCTGTTGCTGGTCTGCATTCAATCAAATCACCCTCATCATTGTAAAACCCGGTTTCCTTTCTGTCTTGGTCTGTAAATCTGTAACATACTTCCGTCACATATTCAGCCTTTGACTTGATATTTGAAACCATATTTGTTCTTGCTTCTTTCAATGGTTTCAATCTGCCTTTGTATTCGGCTTGTGATTGCTTCATTTCCGCTTCTATTTCGGCGATTTCGATTGAAACATTGGCAAGTTTTTCTTTATGCCCTTGCAGTTCTTCCGGGGTGTATGGCTTCATGTACCCTTTGTTTTCAACACCATCGCAATTGTCTTTCAAAAATGCGATACGTTGCATCTTGTTTTCGTATTCTTTTCCAAGCGTCTTATCCATAATATTTCGTTTTATAGTGATACACTTGGTTATCTAAATAACAAAACTTGATTCCACAAGTCAATAAATTGTTCCCCGAATTGGCGGGCGCGAGTGGATGTTTTGAAGCAAAGCCGAGAACCGAAATTCGCATACGCAGCCGTAGCCGTATAATTCGTATTCGCAGACACGAACCCCGCAGCATCATTGGAATATACAAACCACGGAAACCATTTTTCTTGATTCCTGTTTGAAAAATCCGGGGTGAAATCATCTTCTTTGTTCCATGCTTGTGCAATAGTGCAAAGACGGTTGAAAGCAATAATGGCTTTAACGTGTTTGGGGTTAAGTTCTGAAACCAACCTTGTAACATCTTCAAGTTGGACACAATTACCCGAAAGAATCTTTTTGGCAACGGTAAAATCTGCATTGGGCTTGCCACCAAGATATTCCCTTGCCTTTTCATAATCTGTAACCACTTCGTTGATTTCCTTGCTCTCAATCTCTTCAAGGGTAAAATCAAACGGGGTCAAGTATTCTTCATCATCTGAATCCACATCTTCGTTGTGTTCCTCGATAAAGCCCAACATTTCATCTGCTGCTTCACTCTTTGAATCAAACTTTCCGCAAATTTCTTGCGTTTTCTTGTTTGTCACTAAATACTTTTTCATTGTTGTAAGAATTAAAATGGTGATACATTGAAGTTCTTTATTGTCATTCCACTTCGTGCAATGTGAATGGTCTTGCCTGTTGCTTCCAAAATACCTTGCTTAAACTCCCTTTCATTTGAATTGCCATCCGAAAGGTGTATCAAGACAATGTTATTGACTTTTGACAAGTCGTTTGCAATCAAGGCTTCCTTGCACGTGTCATAACTGCAATGGCTTTTAATCGTCCGTTCGCGCAAAGCCATCGGCAATTTTCCCGATTCCACATTAGCATCCAATATGTCTTGTCGGTAATTACATTCAATCAAGATGTTGTTCAAGCCTTGAAAGGTGTAACGCAAGTAATGTGTATCAGTCGCGAACAAGACCTTTCCACATTCATGGTGGTAAATTAGGAATCCGAAAGGTTCACGGGCATCATGTTGGACTGCAAAAGGCAACACGCTGAAATTGCCGATTGCAACCTTGCATTGTGTATCCATCATCAACGGCGACAAATAAGGGCTTTTGAATTTCTTGACAACCTCGTGCAATGTCCCGGTGGACATATACACGGGAATACGGGCTTGAATGAAGTTTTCAACGTATTTAGCGTGGTCGCCATGCTCATGTGATACGATTGCCCCTTTAATGCGTGAAATGTCAAAATTGACCGCCTTTTGCACTTCGTTGAATGAAATACCACATTCAATTACCAAGGCTTCCTTGCCGTTGTCAAGTATGTAGCAATTACCCTTTGAGGAAGAACCCAAAATTTTCAATTCCATAGTCTTTCGGATTTTATTCATTTAAAAGCCCGGATTTGGCTTGTGTTCCTCTTTCGGTGCTTCCGTGGTATCTTTGTTCACTCTTTCCGTTTCGGCACTTATTGGGGCTTGTTTAGGGTTTTGATTGCCGTTTTCCTCAATATCTGCACCGATAGTTTCTTTATTGGCATTGGTGCGCCTTTCTTCTTCAGGGGATTCTATTACTTCCTGATAATCCACATCAACAATATCTTGTTGTTCCTCAATGGTGCGCATACCCATTGACAAGTCGGGTGCATAAACAGAAGTCCACCATGAAGCCGCACGATACATCAACATTTGTTTTGTCATGGTCTGCCATTTTGAACCGTTCTTTGTAAACCAACCCTCTTGAATGGCAAGACGGACGGAAACCGGGGATGATTCAAGCACTTCTTTTGAACCTTTCTTTGTCGTGTATGCTACACATTCAATGTCTTGTATTGCCTTGCCGTCAAACTGCTTTTGCACCGCTTGTTTTCGGTTGCTCCGTGAATCCCAAACATAATCGGTATAATCAACCATTCCCAACATTCCTTTGTTGTTGAAGCGGTATTGCAGCGGTTCAAAACGACCGCAAGAATTGACGGTTGCAATCAAGAACTTTGACGACCAAGACGGCTTGCCATAAATCGGCACCATGTTTTGCATCACCATCAATGGACTTGCACCGATACGCATTGAAATTTCAATGGCAATCATGCAATTGGCAACGGCTTTGTTTTGCGCGGCTTGGTTTTCAAGTTGAATTGCCGCAATTTGTTCGGGATTTGCATTTGCCGGAACTTGCTTGAATGTCGGTTTGTAATTGTCCGGCACAAGGTCGGATGAAGCGAACATTTTGCAAACTCTCTGCATAGTTTCAAACTGTACCGGGTCAAAGAAGTTGAATCCGGCATTCATCGGGTTGGTGGTTGTTATAACTCCAACCGGGTTTTGTTTCTGAATTTCGTTCATAATTGATATTATTTGATGGTTAAGAAATTGTCTTTGTTTACAACCAAATTGATTATTTGGCTTTGCGTTTCGATAATGTCATTGACCGATTCCCGGTTATCAATGAAAATTGGTGCGCAAACCCCATAGAACTTGCACAACGTGTTGATAATGTCAAGACCTGCATTCATCTTGCTTGCAGTGTTTGCGCTGCCGTAAGGAACACCGCCGATTGTTGGAATGCACGTTTCAACCGGGTTGCCGTCGTTGGTATAATCGAACAAATGGAATGATACAACTTTAAACATCGCATTGATACGGCTTTCACATTCATCAATCTTGTTTTTGGTGAACTGTGCAATGGTGTATTCTTCACGCTCTGCATCGGCAATCATTTGTGCAAGTTGCTTGCCCCTTTCTTCAAGGTCTGCAATTTCCTTTTCACAACGGGCAATGACATCACGTTTTGCAAGGCGCGTGACCAAATCACCACGTTTTTTGTTACATTCCGCCTTTTGGGTCTGTAAATCGGCGGTATCAATGCCCGAATTGTCGGTTATAATGGTTGCTTCAATGTCGGCAATCTCCTTTTGCTTTGCTACATATTCGGGTATTTGTTCAGGAACGACGGTGACAATATCAATAACCGGGACTTCAACGAATTTTTCTTTGAGTGTATCAAGTTCATTACACAATGTTTCTTTGGTTTTAACCGCATTGTCCACATCTTGTTTGATTTCATCAACTTTGGCTTCAAGTTCCGAAACCTTATCACCAAGTCTTTTGCCCTCGGTTGATATGTCATTGCATTTTTCGGCTTGTGCCTTGGTGAATACCTCACGGGCTTTTGAAATCATATTTTCGGGCAACTCTTGTCCACAATGTGGGCAAACTGTTTCACCATTGTAGGTCTTTTCATTTTCCGCAAACCATTTGTTGCGCAAATCGTCTTGCTTGGTCTTGATACCCTCAATTTCACGGTGAATTTTGGCAATTTCAACTTGCCCGGCTGTTATTTCCTTTCGGGTGTTTTCAAGCTGTCTTTCCTTATCCTTGATTTGGCTTTCAAGTTCACGGCGGCTTGCATTGGCTTCAAAGGCGGCATTTTGCGCCTTGCTCTTGGCATCGAAAAGAATTTGTTGGCATTCTGATTTCAAATTGTTTACCCTTTTTTGCTTGTTTTGTTCCGCTTCATATTGGCGACGGATTGCAGCGGTTACGTCTGCAATTGCCTTGTCGATTTCTGCAATCTCCTTGTCCATTTGTTCAATCTCCACTTCGATTTCATGGAAATCTTCATTTTCCGGCTTCATCTTGTGTGTTTGGTCAATCCTTGGTTGGATTTGTGCCAATTCATCTTGCAAGCGCTTTTTCCGTGCCACCAATTCTTTTTTGAAGTCTGCAAGTGATTTACCGCTTATCTTGTCAAGCAAAAGGGCAAATTCGGGATTCCGTGAAGCAATTTCGGCATCTGTAATTGTCCCTGCAAGTTGAAATAGTTGTTCACGTTGCAACTTCCAATTCATACCCACGAAGAAAGCCGGGTTTGTAATCATCTTGAACACGGATGAATCAATAATGGCTTCAATTCGTTTTGTGTACTCACCGACATTTACCGGGGTGTCATTCCACCAACATTCGGTATGGTTGCCTTTGAACACCCTTTCAACTTGTCCACGTGGCTTCACCCAATCTTCTACAAATGCACGTTTCAATGTGATTTCTTGACCATCAACCACAATAACACCTGACACGCTGCATTCCATGTTGTGAAGTTCTTGCCCGTTGATTCGGGTTTTTACTTCATAATCCTTACGGTCTTGGGTGTCTTTGCCGAATAGTAGCCAAATGAAAGCATCAAAATGGCGTGATTTACCCATGCCGTTACCACCTGTTATTGTGGTGACATCGGCATTGAAATTCGTTGTCCGTTCCTTTTCACCTTTGAAGTTGCAAAGGGTAAGGGATTTTAAAACTACCTGTTTCATTGTTAGATATTATTTATTAGTTCTTTTATATAATTCCAAGGCAAGGTCGGCATCAACCACTATGATTCGCCCAGTCTGTGTTATTGCCCGGTCTATTCGTCCACTTGCCTTGATTCGGTTTGCCGTTGTCACGCTGCAATTGAACAATTGGGCTATTCCGGCAATTCCATAAACCAACCTTTTGTCGGGTAAGGTCTGCACTTGTGGGGTGCTTGGGGTTGCCGATTCCAGCAAGTCCACAAGTTCGCCAACCGTCAGGTCGATAATCCTTGTATTGGGGTCGATTTTTATCATTAGCCGTTAAATATCATCGTCCATATCGGGCAATAAGCCTTTTGATTCCCATCGTACAAATAATTTGTATGCGATATATCCCACAAAGAACGCAAGCCCCTTTGTTATAAAGAACACCCGAAACCATGTTTCATCTTCAATGGGTTCACCACATAAAAGTATTAGTGCAATAGACCATAATATGCCCAAGATGGAACTTCTTATAATTTGCATTGTTACATTCTCTTTCATTGTTGCGAAATTTTAAATGTTCTACATTGTGAAATTGACCTTTGGAAAGTCGTTTTCGGATTTTCTTCTTGCTCTAACTCTCACTGTCCGGCAAGTGGTGTTGCGCATCCTTATTGCCGTATTGTCAAAGTCAATCATTTGCGGAATCATCAAGACAAGAAGAATCGTTGTGATTACATTGCGTTTAAAAGGCGACAAATCGAAAGAAATATGAAAATTCGTGCAAAACCACCATGCGGACAATTCATTGACTTTGGAACACCCGACCTTTTCGTATATGTTTCGGGTATGGTTTTCCACCGTCCGTTCCGAAATATAAAGTCGGGTGGCAATGTCTTTTTTGCTTGCACCCCAAGCGAACAATTCCGCAATTTCGGATTCGCGTTTGGTTAATTCTGCAAATTCATTCATTGTTTCTTTCCTTGATTAAACCTTTCACCATGTACCGGGTTTTCACACACTTCTATCACTTCACCGCTCATTATATAAGCGTCCAAATCTTCAATGGCAAAATAGGTGTCTTTGCCGTTTGGACGGTAATATTTTACCTTGCGATTAAAGCAAAGGCGGTTCATCATACTTGAAGAAACACCCAAGTATTCAACGGCTTCTTTTCTTGAAAGAAAGCGTTTTTGTACTCCTATAACGCCACTATTCTTTTTCATAATCTTCCAATCGTTTTGCAAGTTCATCGAATACTTTTTTGAAATGGTCAATACCTATTTTTCCGTATTCTGCAACATCAAGAAATGATTTGTATGCTTCTTGCTCAATCACCATTTCTTCTTCCGGGTATAATTCTTCTTTTTCCATATTAAGCCCCCCAAACTTCTTTAATGCCAAATTCGGCAAAGATTGATTCAATTGCTTTTGCTTCTGATACTTTTGGCTCTACATCGCCCCTTAATCGGTTTAAGAAAGCCATTCGGGTTGTTATACCCAATGCTTCCATCAACTTCTTTCTACACTTTCGGACATCGCCGTTCTTAACTTGCGACCATCCTTTGTTGAATGAAAATTGTTCTTTACTCATACTCTGTTGTTTATAAAGTGAATTTTTCGTTGTTTCCTTTTGGAATGCCATTAAAATGACGTAATTTTGCTATTTGTATATGTTCGTCTTTGCTTTAACTTTGCATTGTCGAACTTTACAAGTGCAAATATACGGAATAATCCGTGAAACAAACAAGAAAAAACACGGAAAAATCCGTGTTGATTTTTAGCATTGCAAATATTTAATTGATTATGAACGATATAGACATTAAAAAAATTCGCAAGGAATTAGGCTTAACCCAAGTAGAATTGGCGAAAAGACTTGGTGTTGACACTAAAACCGTGCAAAATTGGGAATATGGTTCTAATATTCCGAAATCCAAGCACGCAATTTTGCGTGATTTGATAAAGAAGCCACAAATGTATGCCGGGGGTGGAGAACAAACCAATATTCATGGCAATAACATCAATGGCAACAATGTAACGGTAAACCAAGCCGAAACAATGGATAAATTGATAGAAGTTCTTGCAATGAAAGAAGCATCCTTGGTCAAAGCACAAGAACATATTGATAAACTATTAGAAATAATCGGGAACTTAACGAAAGGAAATAACAATGGTTAAAATTGAAGTAAACAAGTATTATGGCAATCCGTCTTATTATTCGGTAATGCCACAAGAAATTTTTGATGCACTCGAATTGGCAAGCCTGAAAGGTGAAGAATATGCTACTGTAAATAAAGACCTATTCGATAAAATGATTGTTGAATATGATAAAAAGATGAAGTTATGCAAAGAGTGATTCAATATATATTTATTATTTGTGCATTCGCATTGTCATTTTCAAGTTGTTCAAAATCGAGCGAAGAAGATGAAGAACCGCAAACTAAATTAAGTACGATTGCCGGAACGTGGCTTGAATACGCATATCTTAATAGTGACGGATATTTTACCGATATATCCAATACGGGATATAATATGTATTATGAATTTGCCATACCAAATAAATTCACGCAATATTCTATCAATGAAAACGGCGAAAAAGAAATTTCACATACGGGAACATGGGGTTATTCCGCCGAATCGCAACACGTATATATTGAAGAAGAACGCGGGTGGAATTTGGACATTTCCGTTGAATTTGATAATGATATAAAGAATGATGGTTTATTTCATGCTACTTTTGACATAAAGGGGCGAACACCAAACCAATCTTCAACAATCAAAGTTAAAAGGATAAGTCAATGAAAAAATCTATCAATCCACGGGCAATTGAAATCCAACGGCGATTTTTTGAAGCATTGGACATGGCTATTTCCTTGGGCAAGGTAAATGGTTTGAAAGGTTTTTGTGATACCCACAAATTGAACCGCACCAAGTATTCAAGGATAAAAAACGACTTGAACAAACCGCTTGATGAAATGACATACAAGATGATTGATTTGGATGCACTTTCGGGCATTTGTACGGACTTTGGCGTATCGGCTGAATGGTTGTTGCTCGGACGTGGCAAAATGCTTAAATCGGACAAATAATGCACATACAAAAGGGAATAAAGTTTTTGTTACACAAAAGGGGCAAGGGTGATTCCGAAAACCTTGCAATCCGAATGCGTGTTACATTGAGGGGGCAAACACCTTTTGATGTTCCGACCGGGCATAATATAGACCTTGATGATTGGGATATGGCAAACCAGCGTGCATTGCCATCTTGCAATTCATCATCTGACATAAACCGAACCATTGATGAATGGAAATCGGTAATGAATGAAATTTTTGCCCGATATGAATTGTTAGAAAAGCGTATTCCAACACCGGGTGAAGTCAAGGACTTGTTTAATGACATGATGGGGCGAAAGACCCCAACCAATGAATCCCTTGCTTCTCCCGGTGACAATTTCTTTGCGACATTTGATGTTTTTACCGAAACAATGGGCAAACAAAATGGATGGACGGAAGCGACACAAGAAAAATTCCGTGCAATAAAAGCACATTTACAAGCCTTTGACCCGTTATTGTCCTTTTACACCCTGAATGAAGAAAAGATGCAAGCATACCTTTCACATTTAAGCAAGGTTGGATTGCGGAATACCACCATCGTAAAGAACCTTGCTTTTGTCCGTTGGTTCTTGCGTTGGGCGGCAAACAAAGGCTATTACCTTGGCAAGCTGCATGATACATTCAAGCCCAAATTGAAAGGCATTGACGGCAATTCAAAAGAAATAATATATTTGACCCAAGATGAAATCAAATCATTGGAAAATCACCAATTCTTGCCCACACAATCAGCCCTTGAACGTGTCCGGGACGTGTTCTTGTTTTCATGCTTCACCGGGTTGCGCTATTCAGATGTTGCCAAATTAAAGCGTACTGACATAAAAGACGGCTTCATTGATGTTGTCACCAAGAAAACCAATGATGGGTTGCGTATCGAATTGAACAAACATTCACAAGCGATTCTTGATAAATATAAGGATTGCCGCTTTCCGGGGAACTTGGCATTACCTGTAATTTCCAATGTGAAAATGAATGCACACTTAAAAATACTTGGGCAAGTGTGTGGCATTGATGAACCTACCCGTATTGTGTTTTTTCAAGGGAACACCCGGCATGAAGAAGTATTGCCCAAGTGGGCATTGCTGACAACCCATTGCGGGCGGCGCACTTTTGTTGTTACCGCCTTGCAACTTGGCATTCCAAGTGAAGTCATCATGAAATGGACGGGGCATTCTGATTATTCGGCAATGAAACCATATATTGCCATTGTTGATGAATTAAAGGCAAAAGCAATGTCGCGGTTTGATAATCTCTAATGTACACGATTTGATATTGGGCAAGCTGCGTACACGATTTTGTACACGAAAAACAATGCCAAAAGCGGTATTGTATGATATTGTAGAATATCGCACATCCTTTGAAATCTTTTATTTTCAATAAGTTTGGTATGTTATGGCATTATATGAAACTTTTGTTTTGAGAACCTGTCTCTCCGCAATAAATGCTGAAAATCAGTAAATTACAAAACAAACACCCAATTTTACACCCAAGAATGTAAAGTTGGGTGTTTTTGTATTATTTA